GTAGTGAGTTCTTGGCGGAATTACAAGGAAGGCTCGCCCTTTCCGTATTAGACATAACGCAAAATTTCATTCCATGCCAAGAACTAATGAAATTAGCGCAGGCGCACCAGGTGCGTCCGCTTCAACGCAAGAGCGTGCGAAAGTCGCTCAATCTATCTTTAATCTTTCTGACGAGGAAATCATCCATCGTTTCAAATCTCTTTCAGAGAGTGAGATCCGCGATCTCGCTCCGGTGCTCCGTATCCTTTTCTGTATGCTCTTAATTCATAACAATAAACGCTAAACAATTGTATTACAATACATTAAATTAAAATACGATGGAAAATTTATTGCAATGTGATGGCCGCCGTTTTCGGTGCAAAATCAGAGAGACTCCCGCCGAAGGCAGAATCCGGGTAGAAAATGGCCATGTGTATTTATGCCAAAATGAGGTGGATGGGGACAAAGCAAGAGACAAGTACGGTTATAATTATAGCTGGAACGTTTCATCAGGATCAAAGGAATCTCTTGCATTAAACCATATTTCCGACTTCGTCCTAACCCCTTCTACCCCCGATGAAATCGAATCCTACAAGGATTGGCAGGTGGGAGATAAAGTGCGTTTAACGGCATCTACCGTCCCCTATTTTTTAGCCCCATATGGCGAAATTATCTTCAGAAGCGGAGAATTGGTTGTAGCAAAATTAAACGGTAGTGCATCCAAAAACTACACATGCGATGAGTTTTACGAATTAGGCTATCGCCTCGATATCGAACCCCTTTCTGAAGAAGAAAAAACCATTGAAATTTCAATGGACGAGATTGCCGAAAAATGGGGCATTTCGAAAGATCAGTTGAGAATCAAGAAAGAATAGTAACGAAAGGTAGCGCACGATAGGCGGTTAATCGGATAGGCCGCAATGTTTGCCGGCATCATAGTCACATTAGGTAGTTCGACTCTACCCTGCGCGCATATAAATTCATTACATAATGGGAAAGACTAACAATATAAGGAAAGTTGCGATTGACACACACATTGATGTTCAGCATGTTAAAGATTATGAGCAAGCCGGGATATTGGATGCAGAAATTAATGAAATGAAAGAATGGTGCGTACTGTCGATCATGCTTGGCGTTAAGGAAAATGCTGATAAACTGATAAAATTCGACATCGAACCGACCTCTGACGGCGGAATCAATGTATGCGCCTCGCTTTTGGTGCATAAGCAATAAGATGAGCAGGTAACGTCTCATGGATATGAAAATATACAAACAGAAATAGGCATGAACGATATTCAAATCTTCCAAAACAATCAATTCGGGCAAATCAGAGTAGCCACGAACGAAAACGGCGAACCGATGTTCGCTGCGACCGATATTGCGCGGACTTTGGGTTACTCCAATCCCCAAAAGGCCATACGTGACCACTGCAAGGGGGTGAACGAATCGTTCACCCCTACTGAAAGCGGTATTCAGTCAATGAAATTCATTCCTGAGGCGGATGTTTTCCGTCTTATCATGAAGAGTCGTCTGCCACAAGCCGAGCAGTTCCAAGACTGGGTATGCGGAGATGTTCTCCCTTCGATCCGCAAGCACGGCGGTTATTTAACTCCGGAGAAAGTGGAAGAAGCATTGCTTAATCCCGATACTCTTATTCAGTTAGCCACACAGTTAAAAAATGAGCGTGCCAAGCGTATTGAAGCCGAGGCGCATAGTAAGGAGTTGGAACCTAAAGCACTCTTTGCGGATGCCGTTGCCACAAGCGACCGGTCTATCCTTATAGCCGAACTTGCAAAGATACTTCGTCAAAACGGGGTTGAAATTGGACAGAACCGTCTTTTTGAATGGCTGCGTCATAACGGCTACTTATGTTCGAAAGGCGAGTACTACAACCAACCGACTCAGCGCTCAATGGATATGGGATTGTTCGAGATAAAAAAGACCTCTATAACCAAGCCCGACGGCTCGGTGCTGGTAACGTGTACCACGAAAGTGTCCGGTAGGGGGCAGGTCTATTTCGTAAACAAATTTCTCTCTCGTTGTACGGCTTAACACACAAAGAGATGTCAGCGGTTAGTATAAATATTTCAGAAAAATGTTTGCGAAATCAAAAGTTTTGTGTACATTTGTTATTGCGAACCGATACGAATATCGTATCACAAAAACATAATAACGCTGATAATAAAGCGTTGCCCTTTGTCCACTTCTACTACGGTAGTCGTGTCGGTTCGCAAAACTTGACAGGGCAACGCCTTTTTTGTTGCCATATATTAAAACTTTTAACTGACAAATGCGAACCGAAGTTAAAAGCACTAAGGCGAATAATAGTACCCTTACTGCACCTGTATCCGAATTACAGGACATCCTCAATCTCTCAAACAGGGAGATCGCAATCCGTTTACAATCACTCTCTTTGGACGATCTTGAAAAGCTCGCCCCGCTGCTTCGTGTACTTATGTATGTCGTTTTAACGCGAGAAAGCCATGCCACAGAAGAACACCGAACAAACAGTAACCTTTGGTCAGGTGATGGATTATATTAGTGAATTAGAGGCATCTAACCGGGTGCTTAGCGCTGAGAACAATAAGATGCGCCACTACTTTAATCTTGAATTGGTGGCCGACGTGCCGGTATCGGTCAATACTGCGTGCGATATACTCGCTCGCCATGCGAACTCGATCCGATCATACATAACCAGTGGATTGCTCAGATTGCACCCCGACAGTACGGACAAAGCGCTGAAGATAAGACTTGATTCGGTTCTCGCATTCAAAAAATCTAAAGCGGAGAAACGATGAAAGCGGTACTATTCATTACAGCCATATTGCTTGCGGCGAACGAGTCGCGCGACATCTGGGTGAACCTGATCGGCATCGGATTGATGGCATTGCTTGTAGTTCTTTTTAACCACAAAAAACACACGACCATGAACGAAGATTTCAAAGTATCGGACAAAAGTAACGATCCGGATCTGAATACGCCTCGGATTGCACTTTCGAAGCTGGCCGTTTCGGGTGAAATGAGTGAAGACGGCCGGCAGGAAATTATCAACTACCTAAACGAATTGTAGCCATGATAAAGCTAACAGCCGAAGATTATCGCCGTATGGCTTTTTTGGTTGAAGACAAGTCATACGATTTCAGCAGTGATTTCGAAACTACGATAGAGTATGACACCGACCGGTTCAATTCCGATCTTCAGGTTCATGCAATGTCTTACGACCATGACGGGGAAGCAAGGCTATTTATTACGTATGCACAATTAACAACCTCTATTCCAGAAGGCACAATAAATAATGACTTCGACAAAAACAGATTGCAGTACAATTTGGTTCATTAGGTTTTTGTAAGTTAAGGTTAATGATTCGCCCTGCGCCATCCGCGAGGCCCGCGCAGGTTATTTGAAAATTCAAACACGTAAATATTATGCTAACAGAATTAACATCGGATCAAAAAAGGATCATGCTTGAAACGCGTGATGAATGGATTAATCTATTCTTTGATAATGTCAGGAATAAACGAGATATAGACAAGCCTGCTTTCGAAGAAGGGATCAAATGGCTTTACAACGATTTGCTGAAAAAGCCTACTCCGAAGATTATTTATTGTGATGGGTGGCTGAGCTGTTTATTAACCATCGCGATTTTAAAGGATAAAAACCTGATTAAAAAATCATGGGCTCCGGTCTGGGATTCGGTCGGGGCTCCGGTATGGGCTTCGATCAGGGCTTCGGTCTGGGATTCGGTCGGGGCTCCGGTCGGGGCTTCGGTCATGGCTTCGATCAGGGATTCGGCCTGGGATTCGGCCTGGGGTTCGGTCTGGGATTCGGTCGGGGCTCCGGTCGGGGCTCCGGTCGGGGCTTCGGTCATGGCTTCGATCAGGGATTCGGCCTGGGATTCGGCCTGGGGTTCGGTCGGGGATTCGGTCAGGGCTTCGGTCTGGGATTCGGTCGGGGCTCCGGTATGGGCTTCGATCAGGGCTTCGGTCAGGGCTTCGGTCAGGGCTTCGGTCTGGGATTCGGTCTGGGATTCGGTCTGGGCTTCGATCGGGGATTCGGTCAATGAATATTCATCTTATATTGATTTATCGAATTATGGATGGGTCTCATTTTATGACTTTTTCGAAAAGATAAATCTGTTGGATAATTTCAATTTCAAGCAATATAAAAAGCTTATCAGATCTAATGTTTTCAATGCTTATGAATATGAAAATTACGTATTCGCAATTCAGCCTCCAGTGTATATAGAGACTAATTTAGCCGGAAGGCTTCATTCCACAACACAGGCTGCCGTCCAGTTCAGGGATGGATCGGAATATTATTTCATCAACGGTCGTTCTATTCCGGCATGGATTGTCAATGACAAAAGTTCCATCACAAAAGAGCGGTTTATGAAGGAAACGGATGCCGATATTAAAGGAGCTATTTATGAATCCATTGGACAGCAAGGTATGCTGGATCTACTCGGAGCGAAGGTAGTTGATCGGCGGGAAATCGTCCATGCTAACGGAGATAGGGAAGTGGTCGAACTTCTTAAAACGAATGATTTGTTTAAAGAAATCGATAACCAGCCTTTCGCATGGGTCTCGATGTGCTGTCCGAGTACGGGCACTCATTATCTGCAAGGTGTAGAACCGCACCATACGAACGCGATAGAAGCCATTGCATCCCTTTCGCCATTTAACGCTAAAGATTACTCATTCAATTTCAGAGCATAAATTATGGAAAACATCAGATTTCATCAGGGCGATGTGATCGGGGCTTCGATAGATGCGATCCCGGCATCCGCAATCATGGTTAAAAACCGTCCTTTAGCAATCAGCGACCGCACGAAGCATGCGCACGTGTTGACCGGTAACGTAGAACGCTACGAGGTTGACAAAAGGGTCATTTATAAAGTCAACGAGGAATCGATACTTCAGCACGTATCATTGTTATCTATGGACGATGAGTCTTATCGGTCGCCGATAGAGCGGAAATGGGAAGATCATAAGCCGATCAGATTGTCCCCTGGCATATACGAGTTCTGGATACAACAGACATACAATCCTTACACTCAATTGATGGAGGATGTGAAGGACTAACAAATAAAAAGCGGATGGCGAAATTGGTAGACGCACATAAACAGGTGGGCTGATAGTGGTCGGGGCAACACAGTTGCCGAAGGACGCTCCTCGGAAAGCAGCCGTGCGGGTTCGAATCCCGCCCCGCTGACAAAGAAGATGAAAGGCTTCGGATATTCGAGTTTTAACGAAATATTTTTTTGAAACCATACAGTATAGGCAGTCACCGAAGACGTTCGGATAAGTGATAAGCAATGATGCGGGGAGTGCGCCCTTGAGTATGTACAACAAAACAGGGCCAACACAAACAAAGCTGACAGATACCTTTTCTCGCAGGTAAGTTTCAAAGCTGTCGCCGGGGCAGAACCGGCCCTATACGCAAAAGCAATGGCATAAGCGAGTAAGATGCCGATAAAATGATTAAAAATTATGGGACTAAATGAAGGAAGCAATGCAATGTACATTGGAATCAGCGAAGGAAAAATTTCGCTGCGAGTAAAAGAGGGCACGCCGGGGGCGGTTCAGGTCGTAGGCAAAGAGAGTGGGAAGATCAGTTGGGTTAAGTATTACCGATCCATTACGGGATACCTTACCGGTCTGGTTAATAAGCAGGATAACTTCAACGACAAAATGTACAACTGGCACCTGACAATCGTAGATGGTAACGATACTTATATCATGCAAGTCAGAGAGCAAAGCGGTTATGGACGTTCGCTGATGAAGTCGCTACCGAATGTGGATTTTAATCAAAAGATCACTTTTTCGCCCTATCTGAAGGTCGTGGAAGATAAAAAGCGAGGAACGCTTTACCTCCAGCAGCGCGGAGAGAATGTGGATTGGTATTTCACACGAGAAAATCCGCACGGACTTCCTGAATTGGAGAAACGGATTGACGGTCGGGGAAATATCACCTATGACGATTCGGCGGTGCTCAATTTTTTCCTGAACTATGTAGATAATGAGATACTGCCCCGGATCGAAGCGGCAAACCGGAAGCGTCTCGGTGAACTTCCAACTGAGGAGCCTATAACTGAAGAGGATGATCCCACCGCATGGATGGAGCAGGAACACGCCCGACAAGTTGCTTCTGTCCGTGCCGAACATAAATCGTCCGGCAATCAATCTTCAGATATGAATCCTTATCAGCGGCCGCCACGTTCGATAGCTACGTTTTCCGACGGTACGCCGATTCCGAATCCTGACGATCTTCCATTTTAAACAATTTGACTATGGGACGCTTATTCCATAACCCGTCAGCGAAGCAGATTACTTTTTGCGACGAACGCTTTTACGAAACAAAGGAAGGCAATTTTTATCCTTCCGTAACTACGGTATTGGATCTTTACCCTAAAGGTAAGGAGTTTAACGAATGGCTGAAGCGTAACGGTCAGGATGCGGATGTGATCGTGATGTCCGCTGCAGATAGCGGCTCTAAGGTACATGAAGCTATCGATAAGTTACAGCAGGGCGTAGAGGTATTCTGGGACGATAGCATATATACGCTGCGGGAGTGGCAAATGATTAACCGGTTTATCGATTTTTACAAAAGGTTTCGCCCGGAGATTATCAGTTCGGAATTTACCCTGGTATGCGATAAATACGGCATTGCCGGTACGGTGGATATGGTTTGTAGGTTGCTCGGTAAGTTATGGTTGATCGACTTCAAAACATCCAACTACATCCACAGCACACATCACATTCAGGCAGCCACTTACACCACCATGTTTAACGAAATCAACAAGGGTAGATACCAGCCTATCCAAAAGACGGGTATCCTGCATCTAAATGCCAAAACCCGTACGGAAGGATCAAAAGGAAAGATTCAGGGTGTAGGTTGGCAACTGATCCCGGTGGCGAATTGCCCGAAACATTTTGCATCGTTCCGTCATGTACGGGCTATTTGGGACTTGGAGAATCCGAATCCGAAGCCTAAGAATCTGGTATACCCCGACCGTTTAAAACTTTCTGACTATGGACACCTTGCAACGGCTTCTATCTGAGGCTGCAGAGTACCAACGGTACGCAGAACAAAAATGCCCTTCAGATCCATCGGAGATTAACGAGCGCATCAGAACCCTCCAGGTATATGTCGCCCGCACCGGACAAATGCTGGCAGAAGCGAAGCTCTTGCTCAATCGCAAAAAGAGTTCGGAAATAGCGGAGACCGTAGTAAAAATAGCTAAAGAAGGATATCTGTCTGCCAAAGCGCAAAATGCTATCGTAGACAGTATAGCAGCAGAAGAAAAGTATTTGGTAGACTGGCTCGACAGGTTGAATGCGGCCTGTACGCATCAGGTAGACCACACCCGCTCGCTGCTCGCATATGAGCGTGAACAGATGAGATTATTACGCACCGGTTATTAAACACATAAGATCATGGAGCACAACAAAGGCGATCCCTGTAGTGAGTTCGAACGGATACTGAAGGAAGAAAAAGATTCGTCAACTTGATTGCACGGGCAAGCATTGCACCGCAAAACTCAAAGAACAATCCGGATTCAGATACTCAGATATGAAGAAGGCAAAATATTAAGCATTGAAATACTTGTAATCCTACATGGACGGTTTTATTCGATTAAATAGAAAGTTCTTCACGAATGTTTATTGGTCGCAGCAACGCACCTTTAGTCTGTCGGAAGCGTGGCTCGATTTGATTCAGATGGCACGATTTGACGCGGAACCAGCAACGAAAGAACTACCTAACGGTCGCTTGATAACTATTAAACGAGGCGAAATACACGCGGGTTTGCGATTCTTATCCGATCGTTGGGGCTGGAGTGTCGAAAAGACGCAGCGATACATCAATAAGCATATTAAAAAACACGAAATCGAACGCCGAACCGAACATGGAGAAAGTATTATAAGTCTCTGTAATTACGAGTATTACAATCCGATGGAAGGCACTCTACCGAACACTACATCAGACACTATGTCAAACACTACCCCGTACACTGCCCGAACACCGACCCGTACGAATAATAAGAAAGATAAAGAATATATATACCCCCCTTACCCCCCTACCGGGGGGACGGCGGGTGCCGGTACAGCAGAGCCGGGGCGAAGCCCTGATATATCTTCCGAATCTTTTACGGATACGGCGGGCCGGGCGGCGGACGGCGGGCAGGGCGCTCCTTTATGGCGGGGCGATTTCACGGTTTACCAAGCCGAAGCAAAGTCAGCGCTGGAGCAACTGAAAACCGACCAAGAATTCATAGCGGAGCAGCAGCGGTTTTACCCCGGTGTTGACATAGGCATGAGTATGGAAAAGGCGTACTGTAACTTTTGGGGAATACCCGATGGTTGGGAGCACAAGAAACGTCAAAGATCCCGTACAATCAACTGGAAGAGTACTTACAGAAACGCTTTATCTCTGAAATCCAATCAAGTGGCAGCAGGCACCGCTTTACATCAGGAGCCTCGTCCAGTTAAACCAATCAGACTATTATGACCGACGAAATGAACATACCGCAGGCCGAAAAGCTGGAACAAGCCGTAATCGGCGCATTGCTTCTGGAGCCGGGCTACCTGCCGGAAGTCGTGACGGTGCTTACGCCGGATAGCTTCTTCAACCCCTTCAATGCGAAAGTGTACGACATTATCCGCACCATGTACGACAGCGGCGAACAGATCGACTTATTCACCGTATCCCAGCGATGCAGACGGGATAAGAAGCTTTCCGGGGAAAACGTCGTACCGGTACTTGCGGACTACACGACGCTGGTTGGTTCGGGAGCGGGCGTCGTGGCCCATGCGAGAATAGTGTATGAGAAACATTTATCCCGTCAGATGATTTCCGTTGCCACGAAAGTGCTGGGCGAGATACAGGGTAACGGGGATATAGTCGAGATCATCGACGAGTTTAACGCCGGAATGGATCGCATTTCGATGGCGATTACCGGAGGACGCGGAGCGCAGCACATCGGTGAGTGGCTAAAGGCATCGCTTCGGGATGCAGAGCGCCGTCAGACATTGGCTCAAAGCGGTTGTACGCCAGGGGTGCCTACCGGACTTGCGAGACTCGATGAACTGACTACCGGATGGCACGGCGGGGAGTTGATCGTGCTGGCAGCTCGGCCCAGTGTAGGTAAAACGGCTTTTATGCTGCATAGTGCGCGTGCCGCTGCACAAGCGGGTTATGCGCCTTGCATCTATTCGCTCGAAATGAGCGGTACTTCTATTGCCGACCGGCTGTTACTTTCGGAATGCAATGTCGATCCGGAGGTGTACCGTTCGGGGCGGATGGATACCGATGACTGGAAGGAAGTTGAACGCGCGACCGGTTTGCTCGGCAAGCTTCCGATCTACATAGACGACAAGCCGGTAGTTTCCATGCGTTATATCCGGTCGCACGCCAAAGTGATGAAAAAGCGGGATAAATGCGGGATTATCTTTATTGACTACCTGCAGTTAGCTGATACGGCTACCGACCAACGTAACCGCAACCGGGAGCAAGAGGTCGCACAAGCGAGCCGACAGGCAAAGATTATTGCAAAAGAACTCGACGTCCCGGTCGTACTGCTTTCCCAATTGTCCCGCAAATGCGATGATCGAAGCGGGGGCAATAAAATGCCGATGCTTTCCGATCTACGGGAGTCTGGTGCTATTGAGCAGGATGCCGATGTGGTAGCATTTCTCTTCCGGCCAGCCATCCACAATATTGAATATTGGCCGACTTCGCAAGGCGAGGTTAGTACGCGCGGGTTCGGGATTATTAATATAGCGAAGCAGCGTAATGGCCCCACCGAAGAGGTGGCTTTCAGACATAATCACTCTTTGACAAGGATTACTGATTACAAGCTGTATGATAATGTGCCAAAACAAGATACCCCTTTCTGAGCGTGTTTATGAAGCGATCCGGGAGATTGAACGGGAAAAGATAGTGAGTAATATCTTCCCATATCATGCATTGTTGATAAAAGACCTGTGCGAAAAGTTGAAGATTCCAACGGTAGACATCTATTGGGCTTGCGTGGAATTATACAAGCAGGGGATGATTACTGGAGGAAATACGGTTAATGATAAATATTTCAAAGTGTTATGATTCACATTGGCATAGACACCGGCGTTAAAACAGGATTCGCCGCATGGGACTCCGAAAAAAGACATTTTCTGGAGGTCGTTACACTAACGATCACACAGGCAATGGAGAGAGTACTTATTTACCGGAATATCGGCCTTACTACCGGAAGTGAAATCAGGCTGTATATCGAAGATGCTCGTCTACGCAAGTGGTTCGGCAATACCGGGCGGGAAAAATTACAGGGAGCAGGCTCGGTTAAAAGAGACGCGCATATCTGGCAGGACTGGTGTCGAGAGCATGAAATCGATTGCCTGATGGTCGCTCCGAAAAACAATAAAACGAAAATGAACAGCGAGTCGTTCAAACGGCTTACCGGATGGCGGAAAGCCGTATCGGAACACGCGCGGGATGCGGCTTGCATGGTGTATGGTCGGTAAAAACATTAAAAACTTTAAAGGGTTATGGAGATTGTACAAGTAAAACAATTATCGCCTGGGGATAGGTTCGCCTTGAGGAATTGGGTGGATAGCCCTCAGAACAGAGTCGTTTACAGAATCCCAGAGAGGCCTTCTGACTCCGTATACGCTAAAAGAAAAACCATCGAAGTCATCTGCGAATCAGGGGGGGGCGGCAAAAGGATTAGGAAGGATGAATGGGTTTATAAGCTGAAACGGGGGATAATAGCAACACGTGAAAATGAAATTCGATAACGCAAAATGCTTAAAATAAAAAAATGACAAGATATATTAATATAGATGTCTGTACAGACATTGATGTGCCCGTTTATGAAATCATAGAACAAATAAGCGACAAAGATTTGATTGACGAGGTACTTAAAAGAGGAGTATCAGTTAGAACGAATGTGACAATCAGTCCTGTTGAAGAATATAAAAAAGGGAATTTCAAGCGCCTTTTGTGTGATATACTTTCATTAGGCTATCAGGTGTCGGATGACGAAGTGATACGCAAAATAAAGGAGAATTTATAAGGCGACAAATTGAGCAACATTCCTACGATACTCGGGGAGTATTGCCAATTAAGACCTGGCAAGACTTCTTTACTACAAAACACAACAAACAATGTTTTGATTATGAAAAGCAGACGAGCAGAACAGGTATTACAAGCAGCTTCCTTTACCAATGAATACGACTATCAATATGTTTGTATTGACAGTGCTTATGCAGCCGTCGAGCTTGCCGAGCAAGATGCAGAAAAGGAAATAGCCCACTACCGCAAAGAGTTGGAGGAATCCAAACAACGCGAAGAGTTAGCCCTCAGGGTAATCAACGACAAGAGGAAGGAGATAGAGAGATTGAAAGCAAGAGTGGTGGAGACGTTTCGGGAAAGTTGCCCGATAAAGCATCCTGGTCTTAATGATAAAGGAGCACTGTGTAATAAGATAGATATCATTGGCTTTGACTGTAATTGTCCTGTTGTAGACTGTAAATTTCTTTTAAACTTCCTTGAAAAACTCAACGAGCAATGAAAATTACCATACCGAGCAAATTTTCAAAATAGTTTAACCGCCTCCGGGCATAACATTATAAGCTATGATTTTAAGATTTAGAGAAGGTTCCGCGCTTCATGCCGAATTAAAGCGGATGAACGATGTGCGCGAAGCCACGTACAAAGAGGCATGCGACATTATCGAAGAGTTGGTCGGCGAGCGACCGGAAGGATTCAGATACCTATGGGGCTGGGGTTTCACCTGTGCATGGGATCCGTGCACGGTCGCATTTAAAGACGGTTTTGTTCCCGATTCCAAATTGATGTCGGAAAATACGATAGTATCGAACCGTGAGCATAAAGCATACAAAGTGCTTAGAACCACCAAAAAAGGCCGGGAAGCGTCGGATAAATTCAATAAATTCTACAATTCCGTCACCTCCGACGGTCTGGAAAAGTTGGGTTTGCCTCTTCATGCAGAAAGTCGGTATTTCTATTTCATGCCCAGCAAGGATGGAGCCGGGTACTACCTCGCGGTTAGCAATGGTATAACCGATGTGCTGAAAAAGAACGTCGATATCACGATTGAATTAATGTAAAGCGATGAAAAAGATCATGTTTAACGACCGATATGGCCTGACACAAGCGGTAATCGAGGGTCGAAAGACCGTAACGAGACGAGTAGTCGATGCTTCGGGGAAATATTCAAAATTTCGGGTATGGAATCCAGCCATAGAAATGCCCTACGGACTATATGGATACAACGCTGATGGTTGGGTGTACCTTTTTGAACCTTACCGAAGGAATGAAATTGTGGCCGTGGCGCAGCGTTATGAGGATATACATAAAGAGTTAATGGCCGGAGACTTTGGAGATTGTCGTTTCGATAACTTCAAAAATGCCGTAGTATCTGGAACGGCTGGATGGAATAATAAAATGTTTGTCCGCGCCGATCTGATGCCACACCAAATACGAATACTCGATGTTCGTGCCGAACGGTTGCAGGATATAACCAAAGAGGATTGTTTGAGGGAGGGAATTGAATTGATGTCGGTTTATGAAAAACTATGGAGTAAAATGCCAAAACCCATGTATCGTAATCCTGTATATGTCGGATTAATAGAAAGCGATCCCCGCGAAGCCTTTGCTTCGCTCATCGACAAGATCAGCGGACGTGGAACCTGGAATAAAAACCCCGTTGTTTGGAGAATAGAATTTAAACTGGTGAAATAATGACGACCCTACCGCCCATCTGTCGGGCATTGGCAATGGGACTGAATGAAGAATTTGAAAAGATGAAAACACCCCAAGAAGCGGCCAGAGAGTACGCCGAAACATTATGGAATAGAGAATCCACCCTTGAATGGGATGTCAGCCGTGATGCCTGCAAATCTCGTTCTGAGCGAGATTTCCTCGCAGGCGAAGAGTTTGGTTATCGCAGGGGTTTTGCCGATGCCTGGCGATGGATTCCGGTGAGCGAGCAACTTCCGGAAGAAGGACGGAAGGTGTTGGTGAAAGAGGAATCTATATCCCCTAACACCGACGAAACCGCAAAAACAAACATAAAAGGGTATGAATTAGCGGTGTGGAATGGATGTGAATGGCAATTGGAGTACATAGATAAACCGACTCACTGGCGGCTAATCGAACCAAAAAAATAATGATTATGCGACAAATTAAATTCCGGGGCAAGCGCCTCGATAATGGGAAGTGGATTATAGGATACTATCTTGAAATGGAGTTATGTGACGGATGCGGTCGTTACTCGTATATTAAAGCCGATGGCTACGAACCTATCAAAGTTGATCCCAATACTATCGGCCAGTACACGGGGTTGAAAGACAAAAACGGCAAGGAGATTTACGAGGGAGATATATTGCGTAGCGAAAATGGATATGCCGAACCCATAGGCTGGAGTCAAGATAATGCAGGATTTGCAACAATGGACTTTGCTAACGGGGAATATATTTATGAGATCGACCAGTTTTTAGCATCCCCAAAGACAATAAGTGGCACAATCCACGATAACCCCGAATTACTGGAAGGAGAAGATGATTCGTCTATTAGCCAACCTTCGGGCGGCCCATCGAACGAGTAAATGAATAAGGGTATGAAATACATTTTATTGATTATCACCGGTATTGTTGTGCTTATTATCAGCTATTTCCTTGGCAAACAATCAACCATTAAAACGACGGGAAATATGCAAATGTGGTTTTTGATTTTGTGCTTCTTTGGGACGCTTGGCGGTCTTTTAATGGTCACAATTGGAGTTATTCAGGTGTTTATGATTAACTGATTTGAAATAAAAAACAACATTAAACTATGGAAACAAAAAAAATGTCCATCATGCGGCACGAATTGCCTATTAGCCAATTTTATAAAAATGCGGCAACAAAAGACGGACTTCAGTCTTATTGTAAGGCATGTCTTAAAGCTAAAAGAGACAAAATTATGCCTGGTAGCAATAACGCACTTCGGGACTTCAGCCCGCGCGAATTAATTGCGGAACTCCGTGCTCGCGGATATGAAGGGGAGTTGCGCATAGTTCAGAAAATAACAGTTTAATATGAAAGCACTTTTATCCATAATCACCGCCCTACTCGTTATCATCCTGATTCGGGTAGAGCGCATAGCGTACAGGATTCCGGAAATACGGTTTGATTCCATTATAGTCGATCCGCCGCCGGAAATTAAAACGACTATACCGATTATCCGTTCGGATTGGGATTTATTCATCGAAGCCCTGATCTACGTCGAAAGCAAAGGAAACGAACGGGCCGTAGGTAAAAACGACGATGGCGGAGTACTGCAAATACGGCCCATCGCCGTAAAGGAAGCCAACCGTATCATAGGGTTTGACAAATTCGTCGATTCCGACCGTTTCGACCGCCTAAAATCCATCGAAATATGGGAAACGATACAGGAATACCACAATCCTGGGAAATCATTCGAAAGGGCCTTAAAACTCCATAACCCCAACGGTGGGGAAGAATATTCAGACAAAGTAATGAACAAATACAAGCAACTCAAACATGATAACTATTAAATCGCTCGCAAAGAAGCTGGAAATTGCCGAAATCCGCATCTGGTTTTTGATTCGGCAGCGGATTATCAAGACCACGAAGAAAGGAACTGATATTTTGGTCGATGAATCGGAGGTATATGACTACCTGCAAAAACGCCCCGAACTATGGGATAAATGGAAGATAGACTATGAATACTGCCAGACTCACAAGATAGCATAAAAAAGCAAGGACTCCCCCGAAAGTTCGTCCCTGCCAACGTCCGCCCAGACATCCTCAAAGATATAAATTTTATATTGAAAAACATGACGACACCTTCAATAAAAAGAAGACGAGGCGGCAGACGCGACGACTCAACGGTTCACATTAACTTCACAAGGAAAGAACTGATAGACGAACTTCGGCGGGTGGAGTTCTATTGCAAGGTGGTAGACCGGCGGGATCGAATCAAAGAACGCAGGAATGAAAAGTAATTTTGTAAATTGATAATGACGAGCGGTATAACGAATCGTTAGAGCGCGGTGGAACGCTATTGTTTATTTCTGAAAGTGGATTGTATTCATCTTGATATTTGACGGGAATTACGGGGAAGTAAATCTTTATCACAAACAGGTTTTTGCTATTTTATATTACCAATAAACTTGCATAATGTCCCGGTCCTATTGACCTTTGCGAAAACAGATTATTCTATGGCTGGAACGTCTGATTTACTACGGGAGATCGCCGACATGCTCGATGCGGGATTCTTCAAAAACATAACCGAGGATGATCTCGACAGGGCGAAAAGGGTGATTATGGCATTTCGGGATGTCAAAGTTGATTATGAGCAGGCGAAACGAATCACCGGCAAGTCCGATTCGGCTTTCAACGCTAAAATATCACGATCCGGGATACCCGTCTGCAAGGAACGGCTATACAGGTACAGCGATATGGTTAAGATCAAAAATAAAGAGGTTTGACTATTGATAGTGCCCCAGGGCGGATACGACAAGCACTTCAACCGTTTCCTCGTTTATCCGATATATCAACCTGTGTTCCGAACTTAGCCGCCGAGACCAAAAACCGCTATATTCATGTTTGAGTTGTTCAGGGTTGCCTATTCCCGTTTGGGGATGATCTTCAAGCTCGATAAATATTTGTTCGATACGCCTGGTAATCGCTCTATTGCCGCTCTTATGATGCTTTTGCAGATCTTTGCGGGCCTTATCTTTTACGATTATTTTATATTGTCCCATAGTGACTTGCTTGGATCATAAATAATTCCTTCTCCGGCTTTGCCTGCTTCGTATTCCTTGATACGGCGGGACAGTTCGGCGATATTTCGCGGATCGTCGAACCAGGGATCGCCTGAAGGGGATGGATTAAGACTGATACCGTCGCTAACCACTAACTCAATAAGTTTACGCCCGCGCTTCACAAATACGCGGGTATGTTCGGCCATGTCAAAGTATTTTTTTTGATTGTTCCGAAACTCCGAAGGGCTAATAGTAATTGCATCCATAATCTTTTTCATTTGTACGCACTTTTGTACGTTTTATTGTACAAATATAGTGCCTTTTATTGAGCAATGCAAATTTGTGTGGGTTTATTTGACAATTTAAAAATTGTGACTATATTTGTAATGCTTAAACATTTATTAGGGCTGTGCGCCCACCTTAGCAGGTGGTTTTTTATTGCCTGTTTTGATATTAAATAAGACTTCGGTCGTGTACCCCCGTGCGAAAGGTGTAATGCCTTAGCGATTCGCCCTAATAGGTGTTTAAGCAGCGGGAAAGGCACGACCGTTTTATTGTGCCTAAAAACAAAATGCTTAAACACCATGTCCAACAACACAACCTACGCGGCCCGCTATGCTTCATGCGGCTGCGTTATCGAAAGACCAACGGGATCGCTAACCGTCTACAAGGTTTCTAAAGAGGGCAACGAATCCCTTTTCAACATTCAGCAGGGCAACGATCAGATTGTAGTTACCCTTCGCCATGCAAAATTACTTCTCGAATCCCTATCCCGTCTCATCGAAGACCGTACCGTCACCGGCCCGCAACCGGTCTACAACTTCAGAGAATGCGTTAATGCTGGTAGAATCGTTAAAAGGGGGTAGCCATGAACACCATGCAAATTTTCAATAATCAGCAATTCGGGCAAATAAGAGTAGTCGAATTGCAAAATCAACCCTATTTTGCTGGCATAGACGTGGCTAACATATTAGGGTATGAAAATCCGCAAAAGGCTTTAAGAGATCATATAGATGCAGATGATAGAACGTTAATACAACTATCTGATTTACAAGAGGTGAACGAATCGTTACCCCCTCACATGAAAGGTTCTAAAATAATGGTTATCAACGAATCCGGAGTCTACTCCCTTGTTTTCGGGTCTAAGTTACCTACCGCAAAACAGTTCAAACGGTGGGTGACGACCGAAGTCCTGCCATCCGTCCGCAAACACGGGGCCTACCTAACCGACCGGAAAGTAGAGGAAGTGTTATCCGATCCGGATACGATCATAAAGCTCGCAACGCAGTTGAAGCAAGAGCGGGCCGAGAAGGAGCGCCTTGCCGAAGAAAACAGACTGGCAAACGAGCAAATCGAAAAGGCCGCGCCGATGGTGCAATATTACAATAAAGTATTGCAATCGGACAGCTTGATTACGACAAACGTGATAGCCGATCAATTAGGCGTTAGCGCAAGGCGGCTAAACGACATGCTGGTGAAGCGCGGTATTATATACCGGCAAAGCGACACCTACGTACTGTATGCGAAATACCGGGGCCAGGGATACGAAGGTTATAGAACGCATACTTACATCAGCAGCACGACCGGCCAACAGTTTACCAAACAGCATCTATACTGGACGGAAAAGGGCCGCGAATTCATCTACAACCTGTTTCACGATGACCGAGTATGAATATACGGCCCTGGACGTAATCAAACGTATGGGCGAAGACGAAGTATTCCGCCGGGAATTGTTGCTGCTGATAAACGAGCTGCTTTGCATGTTGAAAAACGCATGTGAAAAATCGAATTAATTTTACATTTATACAACTGTAACCCAGGCATTTTATACTATTTTGCAAAGGGGTGGTGCGCTGTGCCGCCCCTTTCTATTTTTGTTCCATAGCGCTATCGGTAACGGCCCCACGTAAGCGGGCCGAAAATTAATAATCAATCAATAACTATGGACAAAGATATTTTTATGTTCGGCGACGGCGGGTCTAAGGGATCTGACATCATGGCGATGATTCCGGCGCTGATGCAGAACAAGGGTATGGACCCGAACCTCGTTGCGGCCCTGATGAACGGTAACAACAACCGGAATGGTTTCGGCGGGGACGGATGCTGGTGGATCTGGATTATCCTGCTGTTCTTCTGCTGGGGCGGCTTCGGCGGCAACGGTTTTGGCAACAATGGCGCTAACGGTCTTCCGGCACAGCTTAACAACGATGCGGGTCGTGAATTGCTGATGAATGCAATTCAGGGCAACGGCGCAGCGATCAACCAACTGGCCGCCTCGCTGAACTGTTCGACAACGCAGCTTCAGGGCGCGATTTGCAGCCTTCAGGGATCGGTGGATAAAATCGGCGGTCAGATCGGAATGAGCGGACAGCAGATTATCAACTCCATTCAGTCTATGGGCTGTCAGATCGGCAACCAGATTGCCGAATGTTGCTGCAACGTCCGCCAGGACATCGTGAAAATGGGCTACGAGAATCAGCTCGCGACGATTAACCAGACCAATGCGCTGCAATCTACGGCCAACACGCAGTTCAACATCATCGGAGCGAAGATCGACGCACAGACGCAGATCATCAACGACAAGTTCTGCTGGCTGGAAAAAGCCCGTTTGCAGGATCGTATCGACGAACTCAGCCGCGAGAACTCACAGCTTGCTACGGCAGCCAGCTTGCAGTACCAGACTGCGAATATCGTCAGCCAACTCAAAGCCCCGGCGCCGGTTCCGGCTTACATGGTTCAGAATCCGAATTGTTGCTACACGCCTACGGTGGCCGTTGCTTCGTCTCCGTTTTGCGGATGCGCTGCAAATGCCGTAATCTAAGCAAAAAGGAGGTGATTATGTATCCAAGAGCAGACTTTAGAGTTGTTTTTCCGGGATCGTTTATCCCCAGAGTGGATGTAGGCGGGATTTATGAACTCCGGACTAACGCAGTACAGATTACCGATGCTTCGGTGGACTACGGGATTTCCCCTATCTGTTACAATGCTTTGCCATGCAAAAGCGTGGTCTTGCTCAGTGTACATGCAGATGCGCCGGCGGGAGGCGAGTCCCTTCCGGTAACAATCGCAGTGCCGAACAACGGCCAGTCTACGGTTTCCAGTGCCGACACTACCACGGGAACAACGAAAATTCCGGTAGTAGATAGCAAGAACAGTAATGTCACGGGAGCCGATGTTACGGGGAGCACCGAACGCCTTGCCTATATCGATAAGCGAAACGGCATAATCCGTTTTCTGGAATTTACGGCAAGTGCGGCCCCCGCGCCGACTGCATCCGCTGAACCTGCAGCAAGTAAAAATTCAAAGTAAAAAAAACGAAAGCGCAGGGAGGGCAATCCCCCTGGGCTTTCCTAAAAATTAAAAATCATGTTCCAAAATTTGAGAAAAGGATCATCTGTTTATGTGCTCGACACACGGGAAACTCCGAAATTCTATACGGCGGCAGTCAAGGAGGTCGGCGTGCCGTACTATCCGCAGCCGACGCCCGGACAACTAACGCCCTTCCAGCAGCAGTACATCAATATCACTATTGAGAACAACGAACCCTGGGGAGTGCCGGTTAATCTGGATGTCGTATCGAAGGATGGGCTTACCGTCTCCATGACGCGCGAAGGTCTGATGCCAGCTATCACGGCGGCGCAGAAAGAGAGTTCGGATATCATCAATTCGTTCGAACGTCACAAAGCGAACCTGGCAGCCTACGATCAGATTTTAAAGGATCTCGATCCTTCCTATGCGAAAGCGAAGGCTCAGGACGAAGAGATCAAGCGTCTGAATAACGAATTGAGCGAAATAAAGAGTATCATTCGTTCGGTTCCGAGCCTGGAGGATATAAAGGGCCTTTTCGACAAACAAGGAACACCAAAAACAGCTAAATGATTATGAGTTGGAATGGTATGGTAATCGGACGCGCTCACGGAGGCAGCGAACGAGAAGACGTGGATTATATGCTCGATGAGGCCTATGAAAAAGGCCGCGAGGATATGCGTCGAGAAATGATGGACGGCGGTAGATATGGAGATCGTTCAGACTATCCGCGCGGGGACTATGAAATGCGCCGCATGGATGGGGAGGGCTACGGAGATCGCCGCGGAGTCAAGGGTACCGGGCCGTATGCCGGTGAATACAGGCGTAGAAGGTATTAGGTTATGGGACGGCTTGATGTTTACGAAGCATTGCCGGAAGGTATGAGAGAATACCTCTCCAATCACGGCTGGCATTTCAGTAAAAAGCTGGCCGAGTATGCAACCAACCCCCAGAGGATGAAGAATGCCGACGGCACAAGTCATCATTGGGATCACGAGCAGGTAAAACAGGCCCTCGAACGTAATGGAATTACAATTGAGAAAGCGAAGGGATACGACTGTATGTACGTCGCTAATATGGCCTATTCGGACTTTTATCCGAAACCTTTAGCCTCGGAAGCTGCCATTTTGCAGTATGTGAAGGCTTACATCGATGATCCGGACGGCTATGACGGCATCGCACTCACCCGGTACTATGCGGATTGCATAGGAAAGGGGGAACCTCTTGCCTGGGAAGAATTTCTGTAACCGGCGGGGCACTCCGACATGATTCGGAGTGCCCTTATTTTATTCAAATTAAATATAAAGATCATGGAAGAAGTAGAATTGAAACAGTATATCCTGGATTATTCCAAATCCATAGCTAAAGGCGATGACGATGTGCTTGAAATAGCCGGACGTGTGTCCGACTTCATTGAAGGGAAAGAAGATAAGTGCAAAAATTGTACGCTCGTGCAGTGGCTTTGGCTGATTTTGTACCTGAACGTCGATGTCCTTTTGGGCAAGGACGATCAGGAAGACGAACAACCTAAAAAGACGAAGAAATGAACGAGTATGCCCAAAGATTATTAGCCGGTGAAAGCCTCCGGTCGGTCATCGGCAGCATGTCCCCCAGCGATCATCAGCGGTTATTGGAGTATGTCGACAAGGAAGCTACTTTCCTACCCAGGTTCGTACGTCGGAAGATGTGTAAGCGTATAAAAAAATATATCGAAGAATGATTACCGCAGAGGTACGCATACGCAAATACGATTGGAAGATAAGAATATATCTTGCCGTTACTTGCTACTATACGGACGAGATTATGGACTCCCTATCCCGGATCGGATGCCCGCCCGATATTATGAACAGGGCCTACAACAATATGACCCAATGTGCACTGGATACGGGGTTGACTTATTCAAATTCGCACCGGTCGGTTATGGTCGTAGCCCGGAGTTCGTCGCCGGCGCAATTCTTAAACTCGTTCGAGCACGAATTAAGGCATTTGACCGATCACATCGCCGCTGCCGAAGGGCTTGAGATAGGCGGCGAAGATGTTGCTTACCTGACCGGCAATCTAAATTCCCTGCTATGGGAATATATACACCCTTTTGTTTGTTGTAAATGTAAAGACTATTGATATGAACAACGAAGGAGATATTTGCGCTTATGAAGCGCAGGATCGGGACAGTAAAATAAAAGAGTTACTCAAAGACTTGGAATCAGAATTATCCCAGCCTAAATTCGAACAGATAAAAGAGGAACTGCTTCAGGTTTTAGAGGGGTAATTGCGGGGGTAAAATACCCCCGCAACCCTTCTCTCCAAATGTGTGATAAGTTCGGAGATGCGCGTTTTCTCTGCCATCGATTGTATGGCATTTGCAATAGGATGAAAGAGCTAAATTAAGCGCATACTTTCCCCGTGTTATTCTTTCCCTAAAGGTGCTATTTTTTTTCGAAACTATTGCATAATGCGCCGGACGTACTGACCTTTGCAATATAAGGTTTTACACCTATGTTTCAGGAGATATCGGAACTTAAATACGTGAAGTTCGTAAAGCGGGACGCCATCGAAAAAGAGGCTCTGTTGAGCAAGCCTAAATTTTCGGATATGTCGTTGATACCCCTACTTTATGACGAGTTCAGGCGAATTGTCGCCGATGATAAAAGTCAGTCTAAACAGTCCGGTCGCCTGAAGAAACAATTCGTATTCATTATCCTATACCTGTACTCTCCTGCAACGCTTGCCGGCGGTAAAATACGTACAGGTGTTCGTAATGAACTTCAGAAGTTATTTCGATACAAATCCCCTACAGCGATCAGCAATATCGGGGCAAGTGCGGCATTCTGGTATTCTCAATATCGGCATTTCCGCAAACAGGTGGAGTCGGTATTTATTCGGCTCATGGAGTGGCATAACGATAGGATAAAAACGGATAGTTAAATGGCGAAGGGATTGACGATAAAACAGGAGAAGTTCTGTAACAAATACCTCGAATGCGGTAACGCGTCCGAGGCGTATCGCTTTGCCTATGACTGCTCGAACATGAGCGAAGAAACGATTTGGAAAAGGTCAGGAGAATTACTTCATAACGGGGCAGTAACGGGGCGGATAGATTATCTCAAGAGCCACCTTGCCGAGGCCGCCGGCATTTCAGCTCTCCAGATTGTTCGCGAACACCAAAAGATCGCATTCTCCGATGCTACCCGTATTCGAAGTGGATGGATGTCGCTCAAGGAGTTTGAAGTCCTTACGGAAGATGAAAAAGCGTGTATCAAGTCGGTTGAGACTAAACAAACCAAGCGGGTTACTGATGAGGGGGAGATCATTATTGACGAACAAGTAAAAATCGTTTGTTATGACAAACAGAAATCGCTCGATAGTATCGTGAATATGCTTGGTTATAATGCACCTTCAAAAATAGCTAATACGGACAGCAAAGGGAACGACATTCCGCAACCTACGTTAAGTACAGACAGATTGCTCCAGTTGATAAAAGAAGGAAAGACGGATGGATGATTATTCGAAGGTGGGCGACCTGCTGCTCAAAGAGGGATCTCTAACATTCGCCGCTGCAATGTTTGAGGCGGTGAACAGGAGTCCCTTTCTGATATCTCAGCATCATCGGGAAATCTGTCGGAAACTGGATCAAATACTCCGGGGTGAACATCCCACTAATCGACTAATATTGAATATCCCGCCGCGCCACTCAAAAACGGAGTTAGCTGTGGTATCCTTCACTGCGATGGGGTTCGCTATCAATCCACATTCAGAATTCATGCACCTGTCCAGTAGCGATGAGCTTACGACCCGCAACGCGACGAATATTCGCAGAATCATGGAAAATCCCAACTATCGGGCTTTTTTCCCCCATGTAGATCTATCGAATAACGCAAAAGGGAGTATATCCACTTCTGCTGGCGGAGTGTTCTATGCAGCGCCTTTTATGGGTCAAATTACGGGGTTTGGATGCGGTAAGCTCGGAGCGGAGGTGTTTAGCGGTTCGATGAATATAGATGATCCTATGAAGGCTCAAGATGCCTTTTCGACCACGATTAAGTCCCGTATTGGAGGGCTGTGGACATCTACGTTCAAGAATCGCCTTAACGATACACGTACGCCGGTTATCGTGACAGCACAGAGGCTTGCTCCGGACGACTTCTGCGGATATCTGTTGGATACAGAGGGAACAATCGAAGAAGGGGGAGTATGGGATGTTGTGAGATTCTCGGCCATCGTAGACGAGGGATTGCCTACTGAACACGCGTTATGGGAATCCCGCTTCCCCTTAAAAGAATTGAAGGTATATCGGGATGCGGATGAATTTACTTTCAACACGCAATACATGCAAGACCCCAAGCCAGCCGAAGGTCTGATGTATCGGGAGTTCAAAACATATGAAATAATACCTTATGCGAGTGACTCTATGCGTAAAGCCTATGTGGATACAGCAGATACCGGCGACGATTACCTGTGTGCCATTTGTTATGTAGAGCAGCCTGAAGGGAACTATGTGATCGACGTGCTTTATACAAAAAAACCTATGGAGTACACGGAACCCGCGACCGCCGAAATGCTTTCTAAACATCGGATAGAAGTAGCTAATATTGAAAGTAATAACGGGGGACGTGGCTTTGCCCGGAATGTAGAAAGACAATGTCGCCTGATGGGGAATAGTAAGACCCGTATTTCGTGGTTCGCTCAGACTGAGAATAAACAAGTACGGATATTCACGAAGTCGGCTGATGTGAATAATATCACCTATTTCCCCTCCGGATGGGATCGAAGGTGGCCGGAATTTTATCGAGCCATAACAGGATACACGAAAGAAGGGAAGAATGCTCACGACGATGCGCCGGATGCGCTGACCGGCACTGCGGAATTCAGGGAAAATTATAAGGCTCCCAAAAGTTACGAAGGATATTTTTAATTACTGATAATCCTGCGTAGATGCAGGACCCCAAAACCGACGAAACGACATGAAAACATTGGAGGAAATACTCGCCCTCCCTTCGGAGGCTGAAAAAATTAATTATCTCAAGTATCGCCGCACGCCTTTGCCTGATGTGCAGGCTCTTTATAATGATTGGGACCCTGACAAACATGAAGTCATGGACGAAAACATTCGTCCCGACAACAAGGTAATCGTAGAAGAATCACGACAAGATCCTAAAACGGGTAAAACAATCCCCCCTACTTACAAAAAAGACGACATTAACCCCACAAACCGCATCACGCTACCGTTGGAGCAGGATATTACGAACATCCATACGGCTTGGCTCGTAGGCAATGATCCTAAAATTAACTGTAAGCCGAACAACGACCAAGAAAAGGCTCTTTTATCTATTGTAAACAGCGTCACCCGGAAGAATAAAATGCGCTATGTAAACAAGCGTCTTGTCCGTTCATGGTTTTCCGAGACTGAGGCTGTGGAATATTGGTATGTGGTCAAGGACGAAGGATTTTGGCGGAAAATACTCGAACAAGTCAAAAAGACCTTCGGAGGAACCGTAATTCCCAAATTCAAACTTAGATGTACCATATGGTCGCCATTCAAAGGAGATAAATTATACCCGTTTTTCGATGACACCGGCGACTATCTTGCATTGAGCCGTGAATACTCGGTGAAAGATATTGACGGCACGGAAACCCTGTTTTTTATGACCGTAACCGATGATAAAGTGTATAAATGGCGCATGGATGCAGATTGGGTAAAGGTTAGTGAATTTAGACATGGGTTCGATAAAAATCCTACAATTTACTCGTGGCGTTCAAAACCGCTTTGTCATAACATTAAGCCCATTCGGGAACGATTAGAACGACTTATGTCGAACTTCGCGGACTGCATTGATCGTTGTTTTTTCCCATATTTAATACTCGAAGGCGAAATACATGGCACTCCGCAACAGTCAGGCAAAAATCGTCTCATAAAAATCACCAATGGGGGTAAAGTGTATTATTTGAACTGGGATCAAGCAAGCGACGCTGTGCGCCTGGAACTGGACGGTTTATGGAATAAGGCCTATCAACTTACTAACACGCCGCAACTTTCCCTTGAAGCCTTAAAGGGGCTGGGTGATGTCCCGTCCGGCCGTGCTTTCCAGTTTCTTTTTATGGGTACAAACCTTGCAATTGACAATCACGCAGAGGTTATCGGCGAGCATATCCAGCGGCGATACAACTTCCTTGTATCCGCTATCGGCTCGCTCAATGCGGAATATATGCAAGCCTCACAGACTATTGACATCGAAACAGAGATACAGCCTTTCACTATTGATGACATGGCTGAGAAAATCAAGAATGCGACCGATGCCTGTGGGATGCCTGTCGCATCACTTAAAACGGGGGTTGCGTTGGTGGGGCTTGTTGACAATGTTGACGATGAAGTAAGGCAGATAGAGGAAGAACGGGCGGCTAAATCCATGAACAACATTATAGAGCCATCATTTTAAACTTTAAGATTTGACACGCGATAAATTCGACCATCAAAAGTGGGAAAAAGAGCACAAGGATCATATTGCTGAATATGTTGGCAATATCGACGCTCTCTATGGTATTGCGGCGGTCGAATTATTGCAATTAGGCGCAAAATACGATTACAATCCGGAACAAGGGAAATTATTCTCCTTCTCGTCGTCAAAACAGTCGAGCAAAAATGCGAATGCTATTCTGACGAACTTTAAATCGCAGTTGTACGGAATCATCACAGGGGGCATTGCTTCCGAATGGGCGTTCGCAAACACCAAGAATGACGAATGGGTTCTATCTCTTACAGACTCCCCTAAAAAGGCTTATCTCCAGCACAACCAACAGGCTTTAGCGGCTTTCAGAAGGCAAAAGTTTTACGGGCACACCTTGTCGGATAGGGTCTGGAAATACACAACTCAATTCAAAGAGCAGATCGAACTAACTCTGTCGGTAGGTTTGAGCGAAGGCCGTAGCGCGGCACGTATGAGTCAAGACGTTCGCCAATATTTGAACGAACCAGATCGACTGTTTCGCCGGGTGCGCGATAAATTCGGGAATCTCGTATTGTCGAAAAATGCGAAGGCGTATCATCCCGGGCAAGGGGTTTACCGGTCGTCGTACCAGAACGCAATTAGAATGACCCGCACGGTCATAAATACGGCATACAGGGAATCCGATTACATCCGGTGGCAGCAGTTTGATTTTGTCGTAGGCATTGATATTAAAACATCCAAATCACATGCCACATGGTTGGCAAAATACTGGTATCCGCGCTTTAAAAAAGGACGTGCGCCTTTGGAGATTTGCGACCGGATGGAAGGAAGGTATCCGAAAACATTTAAGTTCATCGGATGGCATCCGAACTGCCGTTGTTATGCCGTACCCATCCTTGCTAACGAGGGGACAAATAAAGATTGGTGGGAGAAGCCCGAAAACGAGGTCAAAGATACGCCATCAGGTTACAATGATTGGCTTAATGAAAATGAGGATCGTATTCTTGATGCGGCAAAACGGGGTAAACTTCCGTATTGGATAAAAGAGAACAAAAAATATGTGAATGTTTTACAAAAACAGGGAGGCTAAATTCCTCCCTGTCATTATTCAATTCGCATTATCTGCGGGTAGCCTCAATAGTCTTATCAATTCGTCGATCAGCAATAGAAATTGCTCCCTGAACTGTTGATCTTCCGACAGCCTTTTAAGCACGTCGGTAACTGTGAAATCATACTCTCCCACCCTGTATCCCTCCTAATAGTTCGTGAATAAACTTTCGTCCAGCCTCAGTCCACACTGTCTGGATGGATGTCCCGGTAGATCCGTCCATGCGGGTAAAAGCATACGTATGCGTCTTAGTGAATCCTCGGTTCTGGTACTTGTGATACAACAACCACTGACCGCCCTGTCGGTATTGCACGCCTTTCGACTGCAATATGCTATTCAGAGTCCTTGCGGACATGCCGAACTCCTTCGCAATATTATTAGTGTTGTACGTGCTTTCACTCATCAGGACGGTATCGTAATACTGAACTTTAGGAGCCGCCATTTCAAGCTGTTGTCTATGTAGTTCGTTCTGCTCGGCCAGGCGTTGACGCTCGGCCCGCTCTTGCTTCAACGCCGTAAGCAGCTTGATCGCATTATCCGGATCGTCAATGATAGTCTCTATGGTCGGCTGTGTGGCTGTGATGCCGTACTTCAGCAGTTCTTTGATACGATCATTACACCATATCGCAAATGCAGGAGATAGCCAACGAGCAAATTCGAGCGCTACATCCTCGTGCATCCACGTACCCGCATTATTACCTCCTTTTATAACTCGCACTAAATCAGCCAAACTTAAATTTCTAAGTTTGGATAACTCTGCAAGAAAGTCTTTGGTTGATTGATTGTTTAGCCAAAATACAGGCTGTTTGCCAAAAGGTCGGGCCATTTCAGTTGCATTAGCCATTACATCACCATCCATCCGGAAGGTCACCGGATTATTGTTATACTGAAATATCTGTGTGTTCATGGCTACGCGATTTTTACAAGGTTGGCAATCTTGAAACAGCGGTATCCATCGCGTTCCGAATCATAATAGACCTGAACAGTAGGATTGGACTTGCGATCCGCGCCTTTTGTCTGAGGCATAAGATCGGCGCGCAAAGTGCCGTATGCCTCACGAATCTCACCGGATATTTTCTGGTAGTAGAACTTGACGATTCCGTATCTCATTTTCATTTTGAGCTTGAAATTAAGCCAAGCAGTTTTCAGGGCTTCGGACATTGTGAAGCCATTTTTACGTACAAGTTGCCAAGCTATACGCATAATGTCCCGCAAATCAGATGTTTTCATGGCTATCCCCTTTTAACGATTCTACCAGCATTAACGCATTCTCTGAAGTTGTAGACCGGTTGCGGGCCGGTGATGGTGCGATCTTCGATGAGACGAGATAGGGATTCAAGAAGTAATTTTGCATGGCGAAGGGTAACTACGATCTGATCGTTGCCCTGCTGAATGTTGAGAAGGGACTCGTTGCCCTCTTTAGAAACCTTGTAGACGGTTAACGATCCCGTCGGTCTTTCGATAACGCAGTCGCATGAAGCATAGCGGGCCGCGTAGGTTGTGTTGTTGGACATGGTGGAAGACTTTTTATGAGCAGAAAATAAAAACGGTTCTGCCTTTCCCGTTGTCTTCCACCTGATAGGTAGCTGAAGCATTAACTTTCAGCACGGGGGTACAGAACCGTATATCAATCAGCAAGCATAAAAAATGCCCGCGCAATTCGGCGAGCTTCACTCACCTATCAGTATAGAAGACATTACAAATATAAGAATGATTTTTTAAATATCAAACAAAAATTGATTTTTTCGACAGCGATTCGTTGCCCTACCTTAGTATAGGCGATAGTATTTAGTTTGGTGATGGATAAAGAAAAAGCCGGGAATAATCCCCGGCTTTTCTTTTGTCGATCACTTTATTACTTCTTGATCTTTACTGCAAATCCAGAAGCCGTATAGTAAGTACTGGACTTTGATTTTTTCACCTCGTTTATTCTAAGATTGAGCAACCCGGTTGCGCCAAGTGATTTCGCTTCCTTAACCAATTCATCCAGCATAAATTCATAAGTCGGTACAAAGAAATTTTTTGGTAACGACGCGCGGCGGCTCGTAGGATTATAACCAGGGCGAATATACCCAGGCTTCCTCCCCGCTGAGAATTTCATAACTACTTCCCCGACAGGATCGTATTCATACCCGGTTGCCACAACTGAGACCACAAAATTTTCATCTGTGTACTTCCTAAAATCGCCAATGTATGTTATTTGACGATAAGAGGCGCAGCCGAATGTCCCCAAAGCAACAATTGCTATCAATATTAGTTTTTTCATTTATTAATATATTAATTATCCGACATTTGACTATTCATTATCTCTCTAAAGTAATTTTCGTACTGCATTTCGCCCCCATCCGATAGCGCCTTGCCTTTTGCAGACGCTTCTGTGTACATGATAAGCATGGAATCATCCAAGCTATCCAAGCTTATTGCAATAAGCATAGTACTTTTATCCAGATCATTATTGACAAAATAATAATCATATCCCTCTTTCACAATAGGCTGATATCTCTCTGCTATAAATTTTATGGCTTCCTCTGCATATAAATACGATATGGATATTGCCGAACAAACCATCTTACTGTTTTCAAATAAGTACATTACAGCAACTTCAGAACTCTTGCCTCCTTTGAACAAAATACCGTTATCTTTTGCATATTGGAATGATCTCTTTTCTTTTGATTTTATTTGGTCTACACTTGCTCCAAAATCGAAAAGGGGTTCGGTGAAAGTGCTGTACATCGGCGTTACCTCTACCACGCATTTTACATTATCCGAATTTTTTGTGGCAACGATATGGGTTTTGCCAACGTGATTCCCTTCAACAAGACCGCTTGCATTCACGGTAGCAACAAAATTGCTTTCTGAACTCCATGTAACTGCATCAGAAGCTTTTAATTGTTTTGTTTGCTCGTGATGTAAAGATATGTTAGTCTCATTTAATGATAAGTTAGCCCCACCATCCTTATCATCTTTAGAGCATCCGGTGAATAACAGTGTACAACCTGCCGCAAATAAAAGTAAAATCTTCTTCATAACATAAATTTTAATAGATTTAAGAAATTGAAATACAAATATAATGATAAAAATCCCCCCCCCCCCCCGCAAATTAATAAATATTATAATAATTATATAGCCATAAGTTTTGCTTATGAGATGATTTTTTTTATCTTTTTTCGCTCTACCTATTGGATAATGTGCCGAACGTGCAGACCTTTGAAGTGCTTATGATGATATAAGCCACAGGCACTAACGGAAGGACTTATTTACGTGTGGGAATTGGGCCTGCTGGCGAAAGTCGGCGGCCCATTTTTTTGTTGCGGATATGATGATTTATCCTAAACCATATAGAACGGAAGAACATGAAAGAGAAGATTCTCGAAAACTTGAAGAACAAGTATTCCAACTTGGGCTTCGGGCAAAGGGCTTTTGACGGGGTTGCCCTTTATCTGGAAAAAACCATCACCGACGAAGCACAAATAGAAACCGCTATTAGCGGGGTCGAACCGCTGCTGAAAGCATTCCAATCTGACATCGACAAAGTTCGCACGGAGAAATCCGCGCTGCAATTGCAGTTAGAGGAATTGAAAAAGGCGGCACCTGTTACCGGGGGCGAACAGGCCAAAACCGAACCCATCAATCAGCCTTTCGATATCGAGGCGCTCAGAGATGAACTCTTGGAAAAGCTCAGGGAGGAAACTCGCACTGCACTGCAACAGGCTCAGTTGGCAGCGCAGAGAAGCGCCATGATTGCAACGAAAGCAAAAGAATTCGGAATCCCCGAAAAATTCGCCGCAAAACTGAACATCGCTCAGGATGCAAATCTCGACGAGTATTTCAAAGATGTAAAGCAGGACATGGTCGACGCAGGTTTCGAGTTTTCCGAGCCGCCCGCGCAGGGTGGAGGCATGACCGATAACGGGAATGACATCGCCAAACTGATTAACACGGGCACAGAGCAAATTGTTAAATCTCAAAACAAGTAAAAAATGCCAGCAGGATTTAAGTATGATTTAACCCCGGGAGACGTGCTGAAGGAATTGTGTCGGTTCGATACAGTTTATCGTCTTTCGGGCGGTTTCAACTTCGAGGATGCGAATATTCCCGAAGGGACACTGCTAATGCCGCTGACCCCTTTGTACGTCAACCTAACGACGCGCAAGGCTTCCGCGGTAAAAAATGTCAAAGTGGTCGAGAAGGTGACTACGAGTACGAAAATAAAAATCGCAAAGGGTTCCCTTGCTTACAAGGGTATGCATCTCGGCGATGGGACGAACGGCGCAACCGTTTCAAGTATCAGTACTACCAACGCGAACTACGATGAACTGACGATGAGCGCGGCTCTCGCCGCAGAAGCAGGTACGGTTCTTTTCGAGGCAGCGACCGCAGACGGCACAGCCCCGAAAGCCACCGCCAATTTCCTCAATTATGCCGTAACGAAGGTGGAACCCGGCGCAACGGTTACGGCCATCGGACAGGCCTATGAGGTGCGGGAGTCGAAGTTATACGTCCCGATCTCCGACAAAGACAAAGAGACCCTTACGTCTCGATTCCTTTTCACCATCTAAACCATGACGACAATGAAACTGACACTTGAAATTCTTTTCAATAATGCCGATGTCGTCAAAGCGGTTATTGACCGCACAATGGCGACACAACAGGATGAAATCTTCTGGAAGCGTTATCTCGATTTCGAAGAAACCAAATCCCGAGTATTCAAAACCTATCTCGGTACAGTTACTGGTGTTACACCCGGCTCAATCATCGACAGAAATTCCAACAAACCTTTGCGAGAACGTAAATCGCTGGGTAGCGGTTATGGAGAGGTCGCTCATTTGGGTAACCGTTACCAAATGGACAAAGACCGTCTGGATATGATTAAGTCGCTTATCGACAAATTCAATGCAGCGAAGCCCGCGGATCAGGTGTCCGCCATGAATGCGATTATCGACTATATCGTGGATGATGTTCGAAATGTTCGCCTTGCTCCACACAAGCGCATGGACCTTGTTGTCGGTGATCTCCGTTCGGATGGTAAGGCTTCGGTAACGATGGAGGATAATCCGTTGGGTATCGCTCTGCTTGAAATGGAGCTTCCGGTAAAAAGAGTAACGCCGACCCCCGCCGATAAGGATAATTTCATCACCTATCTGAAAACCCAGATCGAAGCAATGCGTCCGACTATGGGGCGATTCTCTGTAATGGAAATGACTCGCTCTACTTTCACTAAGAATATTGTAGGTGCAAAAGAATTCCAGAATACCTACAAAATGATTTTGAGTGGCGCTCAAATGGCTATGGCCGGAGGCCTAATTACCGACACGATGACCAATCAAGTGTTCTCGGGCATAGGCTTGCCACCCATTCGTATCATAGACGATATGGTAGGAACACCGGATGGGAAGGGGTCGGTTTTGACATTTAAAGAGGATCGTATTACCCTGCTCCCACAAGATAAGATCGGGAAAATGATGTGGCATGAGCCTTATGAAATATCCGACCCCGTGCCTAACAAAGCCTACACACGATTGGAAGGTGGTATGTGGATATCTAACTGGCGAACCGATGAAGGGCGCTTTATGGAGTACGAAGCAGAGTGGATTCCGAATTTCACAGCACCTAACAAGATCGCCATTTTCGATCTCTCTACGATGAACGCATAACACTTCTGGTATGACGAACTTCGAAGCAATATCGGCAAGGCTCTATCCTTACAACGTAGATGACAACCTGATCACTGTTGCATGCGAGGATGCAGGACTGGATGCCGAGGTTAAATATCGAAGCCAAACGGACAAAATATCCGTTACAAAGGCCGCGATAGACATCCTCGAGCAGCTCATAGTTCTTTCGTCCGAAAGCAACGGAGGATATGGCCTCGGATACGATGTCAATAAGTTGCGTGAGCGTATTTATACGCTTGCTACGAATAATGGTCTGACCGATATTGCTGACAAGTTCGATGATGCTCCAACGATAGAATTTCTGCCATACTGATGATCCGATATCCATACACACTCGAAATATGGTACGAGGAAGACGCTGTACCTAATCCTGACGGTTCGCCTGGATGGATCGAAGGGAAAGGAGAATGGCGAGTTCTCGGACGTTGCAATGCCCGTCAAAACGGACAGGCCCGCGAAGTACGAGGCGAAAACGGACAGGCCTTCCTATACTCATTCGAGGTTACGATGCCGGCAAATACGCCGCCCATCAAACTCGGAACACAGGTGTGCATTTTCGACAGTCGAGGAATCAACATTTTCGATCATGCACACAGAACCGAGGACGGTAAGGGAAAGTCGTATCCGGTGCAGGGGTTTTACAAAAGTGGACAACGTTACGAAGACACGAGGCTATGGCTCTGAAATGCACGAACTGGCGCGAGGTAGAACTCGAATTTGTCCGAGCTAAGAAAGAGTATGACCGGAAAGCGGTCGAGTGGCTTTCAGCACTCGGCGAACGAGTGGTAAAATACGCCATCGAACACGGTAGCTATACCGATCGAACATCCAACCTACGCCACTCTATTGGCTATGTAATAGTTCAGTACGGTAATGTCGTAATGGATGATTTTAGCAATGGTAACGGTTATGCCGAAGCCCAGCAGAAAGCCCGTTCTTATGCTCTTCAAGTCGCGCGCGAACTTCCTGCCAACAAAACCTATCTCGTATGGGTTGCCGGTATGGAGTACGCCAGGTATGTAGAAGCAAAAGGTTTCGATGTATTGCAAGGCTCCGGGGATTGGGTGGAGGCCACCGCTGAAAAGCTCAAAGCGGAGTTCGCACGATTCTTAAAATCAAAAAGGTAATGAATCTGACTTCTACGGAAATATTCAAACTCGTTTGGGATCGCATTCGTGACTCGCCGTTAGGGAAAGCCATTCCAACGATGTACGCCGATCATTACCCTAATAATCCTTCCGGTGAATTTGTGGTAATGACTTCGTTGACGAACGTTATCGGCGATTCCCAAGTGGCGACGGTAATCGTAAATATTTACGTTCCTGACGACACTCCCACAATTAACCGTGAAGAACAGCGCTTCCCGAATCGCAATCGTCTGAATGAACTAACGCGGATTGCCTTTGAATCCATAGGTAATTATCCCTTTGATAAACGCTGGTTCTTTGATGTGAGCGACGAATCTATCATCAGTGAGGAGAATGTCTCCTACACTTTTTCAAGCATTAAAGTTCAATTTAAAAAATACTAAAATTATGAGTCAGTCAGTAGGATTAATAGGATTGGCATCAGTTCATTCAGGAGCCCCGCTTCCGAAAGGCGTGCAAGATGAAGGAGCCACCAACCTCATTAAAGCTTATACACTTATTACTCAGCCATACAATGGTGGTGTTAGTACAAACTTTTCGGTTTCTACGAGTAATAAGTTTTATCGAGAAGGACAGTCAAGCCCATTCTTTGTGATAAGGGACCCGTCGTCAGGGACACAAGAACTCACATGGAATATCGCCGATTTCGACGACGATACCCTGGAGTTCTACTTTGGCACGGATGAGCCTGCAAAGGGCGAACTGTACGAAGGAGAAAAGGGGTTTGTTTTCGACACAAAGGCGGGATATTCAATAGCTTTTGCCCGCCTTAAATACACGGCATCCCTTACGGGTGGGTTGAATGTGAGCGATCCTTTGCAGATCGCCGTATCAGCCGAAGTGCTCGCCCCCGAACAGGGCGGCGTGGCATGGTGGCCCATCCCGATCCCGGAATATACGACAACTCCGGGTATCTAATCCTTTTTCCCGCTGGAAAGTTAACGACTTGCATCACGGAGCGAGACCGGGGCGGGATCAAATCTTTATCGAAATGACAGACATTAAAGAATCAGTAACGGATAAGCGAGCGATTAACGTTCTGACAAGTAATAACGAGTCCTTCGGTATCGAGGATATGGATGGGAACGAAGTGACGCTTTGTCTATTCCCGCTCCAACTTGGGCGATTAGCTATGATTACTCGTCGTCTTCTCGACCTTGATATTCTATTGGACAATAACGCCGAAGACCCGGTCAAACAAATGTGGAAGGTGTGCGCCGAAAGAGCGCGAGAAGTCGCCGAGATCATCGCTATCGCAACACTTCGAACCCGAAAAGAAATCGACGAGCAGTTTGAGGCCCGCACACAACTGCTGCTCGATTCTCCTACTATGACATCACAGGCTTGCGTCAATCTTCTTTACGCAATTGTTTTCATGTCCTATTATGAGGATTTTACGGACGCTATTCGCTTGGTAAGAACGCTGCGGGTAACGATTTCCCAGAATACGGCAGCGAAGCGGATAGCCACTACGGAGGGCAAAGTATCTGGGGGCAAATAGACGCACTCGCAAGCCGATACGGATGGACGTTCGACTACATTTTATGGGAAATATCTTGGGCTAATGCCCAATTGATGATGAAGGATTCCCTTAAAACGGATTATAAAAGCAAGACGGATAATCCTGGTCAAAATAATAATTCATCCATCCCTGATGTGATAGATGTAAACGACCCGCAATCAATGAATTTATTCCTTCGGATGGCCGGAGGCAAATAAAATAGAACGGAAATACTATGATAGACCTGACAGCAGTCATCGACAATGAAGAAGCGATTCGTAAATTCAGAGAACTTCGGAATATAGCGAGAAACGCAACGACAAGCGTTGTAACAGATGCAGACCGCATGGACTATGCGATGCAGCGTTTTGCCGCTACACTTGGAAAGATCGGGGTAGGCGTTTCACTTGCCGGGTTGGTTAGGCAAATAGCTACTACTCGCGGTGAATTTCAGCAGCTCGAAGTGGCTTTCACCACTTTACTCCAAAACAAGGAAAAGGCCGACGCGCTGATGTCGCAGATGGTCGATCTGGCCGCAAAAACACCCTTTGACCTGAAAGGAGTGGCCGATGGCGCTCGTCAATTACTCGCGTATGGGTTCGCCGCCGAAGATATCACCGGAACGTTGACGCGATTAGGTAATGTAGCGGCCGGCTTAGGATTGCCGCTGGAGCGATTAACCTATTTATACGGTACGACCGCGGTACAAGGACGCTTGTATGCTCGTGATATGCTTCAATTCACAAGCTCGGGTATTCCCGTCCTTCAAGAAATGGCTAAAATGTACGGCAAAACCACCGAAGAAATTAACGAAATGGTTTCTGCCGGAAAGATCGGTTTTGAGGATGTAAAGAAGGTCATTGAAGGAATGACCAATGAAGGCGGACAGTTTTACAACCTCATGCAAGAACAATCCAAAACAATTACAGGACTTATTTCCAACCTCGGCGATGCTCTTGATACCATGTTTAATGATATCGGAAAGTCGCAGGAAGGAGTTATTGCCGGTGTGTTGCAAGGCACTATTTCGCTCGTTGAGAATTATCAGAAAGTACTCGACATCCTTGTCCCGTTAGTTGCTACTTATGGGACGTACAGGGCGGCTTTGATAGCGACCGCTGCTATCGAAAAAGTACAGGCTACCATTACGGCGACAAAGGCAATTCTTGAACAAACGAAGATGCTCACCAGAGCAACGCAGGCACAGATATTATTTAATAAGGCCGTAAAAGCAAATCCGTATGTATTAGCCGCAAGTGCACTCGTAGGTCTTGTTTCTGTAATATGGAGGTTTTCTAATCGAGCAAAGGAGGCCGCGAAAAATGCCGAAGGCCTTGCGCGAGTAAATAGGCAGGTTGCAGAGCAGACGGATGCAGAGGTTGCGCGAATAAAATCCCTTCAAGACATCCTTTCTGATACAAATGCAGCATATTCGGCACGCAAAAAAGCACTGGACGATCTTAAAAGTATAGTTCCATCATATCATGCCAATCTGACCGAAGAAGGGAGTTTGATTAACAATAATACAGCGGCTCTAAAAGCATATATAACGGAATTTGAACGATTGGTAAAGTTACAAGCGGCACAAGATGAACTTACAGAGGCATACAAAAAGCAACGCCAGCTACAAAAAGAGCTTACCAAATATGAGCATGATCTTGCGGAGGCAAGACAGTACAACTCCCTTGTCGCCCAGCCGTCCGTATCAGCGAAAGTCGGCACTTCGGGATTACAGGCTATTTCTATGGGGGCCGGTTCTGGAGTTGCTAAACCAACTGCCGAAATAGAAAATCAGATCGAAAGGATAAAATCGGAAATATCAGCGACAAATGATATAATAAACGAACTAAACAATGAAATAACAAATACCTCTTTTGAAGAGGAAGCCAGCAAGACGATATTATCTGCCATCCAAAACCTCACTGATGCGCAGAACGCTTACAATGAGGCCGTAAAGGCATGGGAAGCCGCTGTTAGTGACGGTTCCGATATATCTGTAGTCAAAGAAAAGCAGGGTGCGGTAGATGCAGCAAAAAAGGCCCTTGACGAAGCAAGGAAGCTGGCCGGAGTGGATGAGAAGACCAAGAAAGCCGTAACGAAGTCACAGAAGGAGTTGGCCGATCTCGTTCTCGCAAACGACCTCGCCCTTGAGCAGTCGCGCCTCGATATTATGAAGGATGGTCGAGAAAAAGAATTGGCAGAGCTCGACATGCAAATTACGGAAAAACTGCAAGTTATTGAAAAAGAAAGAAAGCTATTGAACGAAGCATATGATAAAGACCCATCTTCCGCACGAAACGAGGCAGCACAACGAATGACATCCGAATTCAAAGGAAATGCAGGCCTCCTGGCACGTCCGCTCATTGATGCTGCGGAACTTGTTAAAAAGGGATGGGAAGACGCAGGGGACGGTATCGCAACCGTGTTTAGCTCTCAGTATGGCATATTAGATGCCGAAGGCAAAGAGATAGAACTACTTGTTACACCTATACTTCCTAATGGTGACGTATTGTCGCCTCAGGAATTGGAGGATTATATTTATCGACAACTGCAAGGAGCTTCGGATATTCTCAAGTCCGACACGAAAAAGATCGTTATCGCCACAGGTGTCTCTTCAGATGGGTCTGCTGGGGAAATACTCCATCAGCTACAAGAAGCCTATTATTCTGAGGATATAAAATTCAAAGAACGCCAAATAAATATCGAACAGAAACTTGTAGACGCAAAGGCGGCGATTAATCTGAAATATGCCAATGAGTACGACAAAATATCGAAACAGATCATGGATGATACTTTGTCTGATGAGGAAAGAAAATTCCAAGATATTAAAGATAAATACGCAGAGTTTCGTAAGTGGGTCGAAACCGCTAAGGAAGGTGGTAGTATTACATTAGATCAGGCAGGGGAACTTGAGGGGAAGATAAAACAAGCAGAAGAAAATAAAGTTCTTTTAGAGAAAGAAAAGGCATGGAATGAGTATTTAACGAAATATGGGACATTTCGGGAACGGTTACAGGCTACCAAAGACGAATATGATCGTAAAATAGCAGGGACAGTAACCGAAGGCGAACGCTCCATGCTTGAAGCGGAAAGAGATGCCGCACTTGCGGATTTTGAGGTGCAAGCGTCGGAATGGGCGCAACAGCTTGCTGATATGTCTATTGTGCAGTTAGATGAAATGATGCGTGAAGCTCAAAAAAAACTAGAGGAAGCACGAAAGGCATACGATAAATTAGACTCATCATCAACATCGGAGGCGGAAGGACTCAGAAAAACGATTATCAGACTCGAAGCCGAAATAAAGAAGCTGAAAGAGCAATTAAGTAAAGCGAGTGAGACCGCTAAAACGGGAGACTGGGGGGGAATGGCAACTGCTTTTAATGCAATAGCCGAAACCACAAGAAACGCCGCAAATGGTATTCGTGAATACGATGAGGGACTTGCAAATGTATTGTCAACAATGGGCGATATTGCTGCTAGTGTCGGATCATTTGCCAGCGCAATGGGTAACATTGAAACCAGTGGGGCAAGTTTCGAAAATGTTATGGGGGGAATTACATCGGGGATTAGTTTGGCTACCACGGTAATCGGAGGATTATTTAATCTTTTTAAACGCGATGATGCCATAGAGCGAACCCGACGTCAATTCGCTGATTTGAATGACGAAATAATACGCCTGAAAAGAGAAAGCGAGATTAACGGGTGGGAAGGTACAATATTCGGTGAAGATGCTTTTCGCAATGCTTCTGAAAACATGAATGTCTTTACCGAGGCTTATGATAGATACAATAAAACACTATCAAAGATTCAGAAACGGGGAGGTAAGTTCAGTTTTTTGACGGGCATAAAGGAATGGGAAAGTGCCGCCGAATCTATTGCCAATATGTCGGTAAAAACCCGTCATGGGACATGGTTTCGGTCAGCCAAATATGAATCGTTAGGAAGTTTATTGCCTGAATTATTTGATGATGGTGAATTGAATATGGATGCCTTACAAAAATTCACCGAATCCGATCTTTTTGGCAAGCTGGCAGAGGAAAACCAAGAGTTAATAAAAGATCTTGTTGATGATTGGGAACTATATCAAGATGCTATCGAGGCGACTAAAGACTACTTGTCCGGTATTTTTGGTGATTTGGGTAATACAATGACCGATGCGCTTGCAGATGCGTTTACGAACGGTACGAATGCAGCCGAATCATTTAAAGACAGTGTTTCCGGAATGCTTGGCAAGCTTGCTAAAGATATGATCTACTCAATACAACTTGCGCCGCTTTTTGAAGAAGCACAAAAGCAAATGCTTACGGCAATGGAAAACGCTAGCGGATTATCTCCTGAAAAGCAATTTGAGCAGTACACAAATATCATTGACTCGTTGGTTTCAAGTGTAGAAGGCAAGCAGGACGATGTTATGCGAATGTTGGAGGCGTTTCGGGAAGCAGGCAATAAACATAATTTGGATCTATTCACACCTGATAATGACGTATCCGCCCAGACCGCATCAACAAGAGGATATCAGGTCATGTCCCAGGACGAGGGAGAAGAAATGAATGGCAGATTATCGGACGTTCAGGCTAAAACCGGCAATATCCTTGCTGCGGTCGAATTTGTGAAAAGTCTGAGCGCAGAACAGCTAAACAGAACCACCGACATCAGGGATATTATGATTCAGCTTAACGGCAATGTCGCAGACATCAGGTCTTATACAAGGGTGTTGCCGACTATGAACGAAACACTAACGTCCATGAACAGAAAACTCGACAATTTGTAATATGGCAACTTCGGATATCACGATAAATGGAATTACCCTTTCATCATTGGGGGTAACATTGGTTGCGGGAAGCTACAAAGAATTTCTTACGTTTGAACCGCTGAAAGATTTTGTTGAAAACGATGATCCTTTAAAACCGGGCGTAGAGGTTATTGTTGAAGACCCTGTTTCGGACGAACGGGATTTAACGCTTACCTTCCTGGTTGCCGGGGCCGATAAAGCATCCTTCTTGTCGAATCTTAATGGATTCAAGTCTGAGCTTCACAAAGGAATGGTAGTATTGTATATTCCCGATCTTGGAGAATATTACCACCTAATTTATAGGAATGCCACGCAATTTGAGAATTACTACCTTCACGCCTGTAAATTAGCGATTAAATTTCGTGAGCCAGATCCGACAAGAAGGACGGCAGAGTGAAATCGTTATTTCTTCAGCATTTTTCTCGCACTCAACGAACTGACGATTCTCTGTCCTGTTTGTAATTCAAGTTCCTTGCGGGCTGTTCCGGCAACTTTCCCGCCCCGGTGAGCGATATTCTTACTTTGTTCGAATGTTTTCGGATCTTCTTTCTTAGAAATCTCGGTTGTTGATGCTTCTGCCAACATATTAAGCACCAATTCAAGGTTCGTCATATTATCTCGCAAGCTTTCGGTTTTCAGCCCTTTGAATTGCTTATACTGCTTTGTAGTAAGCCCCGACCATCCCTTAGTAATAACGTCGGTGAGTATGGCATATTGCCGCCCTTTTTGTATTCCCCGCTTCTCCCATTCATCGGTAAGTTCTTTGCGCACCTCAATAGACTTTAATCGCTGATTGATCCAGTTGGTGGAATATCCTTTGCGATGATAATACTCCATTATTCGGTCAATACCTTGTTCTGGATCATCTATTTCCTCAAGGCGCTCCCGTCCTAATTGCGCTAACCATTGTTTGAATGGCTCCGCTTTCGGGGATGGGATAGATTGAATAAGCCTAAAAAGCTGTTCGGCATCGGCAACATCGGTTAAGCGCATCTTCCCGTCCGGAGCCTCCATTTTCAACTGTACGATATTCTCGTACACTTCGCTCCCTTCTTTTTCAAGTTTGATTTTGAGATCGCTCCAATAACGACGGGGATTTGCGCTATCAGTTAGCACCTCAATCACATCGATAATAGAAATGTACCATTTCTCAGCCTCGGAATCCCACACGGAACGCACTTGCTTGTCCTCAAAAAGCTTTATAACGTCTTTTTTTGTCATGGTTTTTATTTCTTCTTCAATGTAAATGTAAGCAATAAAAATATTAGTAGCAAATGTTTTGCGGCCTATTGCATAATGTGCCGAATGTATTGATCTTTGTTGTGTGCCTGTGATGATGCAGGCTACGAAGTTTTACGACGAAATGACTATATATAATCCTTCCGGAATAAAAATTATAGATGTTCGCGTCAGTAAGAACGCGATCATAAAATTCGTCCTAATGGGCGATTATTACATTCAACTTCCCTTTTCATTAAAAAATCAAACGAGTTTTCCTCGTGGTTCATATATAATCTATAAGAGCCGCAAGTTCGAAATCATGTCGAACGTGACACCCGAATTTGACAATAATACGGGTGGGTATAAATACACGCTTAATTTCTGGGCGCAGCAAAATCACATGAAACGTTGTTGTGTTCAGTGGTTGGCCGGAGAAGTTTCGGAAACGACATTTAGCGATACGACCGATCTCGCGTCCTTTGGGAATCTGATCGCCGACAATATGAACCGGTTTCTCGGCGGGACGAACTGGAAAGTGGGAGCCGTACCCGCCGATCTTGATAAAATGACCAAACTTGTGTCATTCGCAGGCGATTCGTGCTGGGATGGGCTCGCAAATATCGCTAAAGTTTTCGAAGTCGAATGGTGGACGATTGAAAACGGCGCGGAAGTTTGGATCTATTTCGGGAAGTTGGAATTAGGTTCTCCTGAACGATTCGAGCGCGGAGAAGTCGTTTCTTCCATCCCGGCCAAAAAAGGGGATGATTCGAATTACGGAACTCGGTTTTTTGTTTTCGGATCGACTCGAAACATACCTAACGACTATGGTAATACTCAGCAGGGAGGGGTAACTAATCACGTTTCAGAAAAACGGCTGCATCTTCCGAATGGGATGCAGTACATTGATGCATGGGAGAATATAGCCTCTGGCGATGTTGTGGAGAAAGTGGTGTATTTCGAGGATGTGTATCCTAAAAACACCGATACGATTACCGATATTACTACCATTAAGAGAAAGTTGGAAGGATCGGAAAGCAGCGATACTTTCGACGCTTACGTAATGACATGCGCTAATACGCCGTTTTTACCATCCGACACCATCGTAGGCGAAACCCTGCGTTGCGTATTTACAAGCGGAAGCCTTAAAGACCAAGAATTTGAAATAGCCCTTATCGACAACGATAATAACGTCATAGACCCTGAAAAATGGAAACCTGAAGACGGATTTAACAAAAAATTTGAAGTCATCGCCAAGACAGAAAACTCCGGGGATGGGAATGTCTTGATTATTCCCAACAAAGACTTGCATCCGGAGGTGGGCGACACAATGGTATTAACCGGAATAGAATTACCCAAAGAAAGAATTGCTGAAGCCGAACAGGATCTTTTGAAAGTGGGTAAATCTTGGGCGATAAAAAATAGCAGCGATACCAACGTGTATGATTGTCCTACTAATCCCGTGTATTGCCAGCTAAACGATAAAAACTACGAAGCCGGACAAAAGGTGCTTCTTGTAGGCAGCAATTTTGGTGTTGATGGTCGTCAGTCGCGGATTCAGGGATTTGAAAAGAAGCTGTACAATGAGTATATCGCCACCTACACCGTCGGCGATAATACGGTTTATTCCCGCTTGGGCAGCATCGAAACCAACATAAAGGAAAACCAGTATGCGGAAAGAATCGGTGTTGTATCCGGCGTAGGCATCTATGTTATCAGTAGATACGACAACACGGCCCCCACCGATTACAACGTTTTTTCTGCGCTTCGGAGTATGGAGGACTTCCACCCCAAAGGTGGCAGGAAATCCCTTGATTTCAATGCGGGCAACATAAATGCCGCCCAGGATATGACCGCTGGCGGGGATGCGCAAGTAGGAGGAAATATTGAATCAGGGGGAGATATATCCGCTGGGGGAAACGTAGATGCGAAAGGAAGCGTTACGGCGCAAGGCAACGTCGAATCTGACGCGGATGTTATTGCGAAAGGCAAGTTCGCTACGGCCAATTTCCGCAAGGGAAATATCAGCGGAGCCGGTGCGGGCGTATATCAGGATAGCACGGGCAGCAGTGTCGTGGAAGCGGACAAGCTAATCATTCGCAAAGAAGCGGTATTCAACGAGCTTATCATAAATCAGATGTCTTTCAGGCTCGGAGAAACGGTATTTTCGAACGGAGGCTTCGAATGTACGTCCGTACAAGAGGAAAGCACTTATTATCGCTGTTATTATGACAACAAGAACGGTACGAGATATAGCGGTATTGTCGTAGGCGATCAGGCAAGATGCCAACGTTACTCCGCCGATAACAAAAGCATCATTAAATATTTTTGGGCGCTCGTTACCGGCGTGGGAGACGATTATGTGGATATCTCCAAAACAGATAAAGACGGCAGCGGCATTCCCGCGGAAGGGGACAATATCGTGCAGTTCGGTAACAGAACCGACGTCGCCCGCCAATCGGCAATCGTAATAGATGCAAGGGACGGCGGCTCCATACAGGTATTGGCTAAAATAGACTCTTTCGACCTGACGGATAAAAACTATATCGGGATCGGGGTAAATCCCGTAACGGGCCGCGCGTATCAGTATGTATACGGGGATATGTTCTGCGGGGATAGAAACCTGGATGATCCCGAAGCGACTTACATCACCTTCCAGCAGGCCCCCGGCGATACCAAACCGAGAATGAGAATGAATACCGACGTAATAATCGGTAAAAACAGTTCGGGACTGAAGAATCTTTCGGAGTGGCCGGAGGTGAAACAGGATATCGATACGGCAAAAGATACAGCCCAAGACGCTAAAGATGCGGCAGCGGCGCTGAACACCACCGTCACGGGCCTCAAAAATTTCACCGACGAAGCCTTTGCCGACGGGATTGTGGATCGCGCGGAAGCGGCATCCATCGAAAAGTATACCAATACGGTCAACGAAACCAAAGAAAGCGTCGATACGTCATACAGCACCGTATATAATAATACGCTGCTGACCGGCACGGCCAAGACGAATCTTGCCGCGGCGAAAACCGCTTTCGACACGGCTGTCGCAAACCTATTGACATCGATCCAATCAGCATCGGCGGACGGCGTAGCCACTCCCACGGAGAAATCTGACGTGGATTCTAAATACGACATCTTCAACACGGCTTACGGCACATTTAACACCCGATTAGAAGAAGCGAATAAATACATCCAGACGGCAATCAACACTACTGCACAGGGGGCGTATCAACTGTCGCAGGAATTGCAAACCGCGGTAAACGTGCTTAACGATACGATCATCCCGGATTTGCAAAGCCAGATCGACGGATCGATTACGTCTTACGAAGGGACGGAAATGCCTACGCTCAACAATGCCCCTGCAAACGAATGGACGAGCACCGAAGAAAAGAATCGCCATATCGGGGATTATTACGACAGATTTGTAGTCATTGACGGGGAAAATGTTACGGAGCGGTATAAATTTTCATATCAAAACAATACATACCAATGGCTACGAGTTGCCGATAGCGGTGCGGCGCAAGCTCTATCAGAAGCCCGCGAAGCATTGGGACTGGCCGGAACGAAAGCTAAGCTGTTTTATGGAGACAGCACCCCCGCCGTTCCGTATAGCGTAAATGATATATGGATTAAAACATCGGGAGTCATCTATGTCAGTAACGCTAATAAAGCCGATGGTTCTACCGCTTCCGAATCCGACTGGCAAAGTGTGAATGACGCCCAACTCAGGCTGCGTCAGATGGCCTCGGATAGCGTAATATCCAAAGAAGAAAAGGCCACGCTACGTAATAAGGTCGCCCAGATCGATAAAGAATACGCATCCTACCAGGACGATGCGACGACATACAGCGTATCGATTGCCGATTTATCCGCCGCCTATAATGCCTTGAAAAACTTCCTGTCCGGGACGGTTGCGGTCAATATAGATTCCGATACGACCCTGACCGATGCGCAACGGTCAAGTTACAATACTTATTTCGCTAACTATGACGCGGAAGTGAGCCGGTTCGCCAATCTCATCGCGGATGCAATGGCAAAAAATGCGGCTGACGCCGCGGTGGATGCCGTACAGATCGGCGGAGTGAATATTCTGAACGGCACAAAAAATTTTTCCGATCATTGGAGCGGAGAAGGGCAAATTCTGTCTGAACAATATTTAGGTCTAAACGTCGTATACTGTAAAGTTCCGACTTCCGCCGATTATGCAGAAGTTCGCCGGCAGGTGAATGTACCGTTCACGCCATCGGAAGAATATACTCTTAGTTTTTGGGCCAAAGGGGAGGGCTATGTCCATACCTACTGCCATCCTTCAATTACTCAAATAATTATAGCTACCAACGGAGATGCCTCCGTCGGTTCCGTTATCGATGCTCATATGAGGTATGTTCTGACTTCTGAATGGAAGCGTTTTTTCGTAACATTCCTAACTTTGGGAACTGTCAGTCCGAGCGGAGATAACAGAGTGTTATTTAGAGTTCATTCAGGAAACAATGAAGTGTATTTGTGTGGAGCCAAGCTGGAGCAGGGCAATAAGGCTACGGCGTACTCCATATCTGACAATGACCAGAAGGAGTACTCGGACAAAGCCCTGGACGCCTTAGCCGATATCGCCAGCGACGACAAGCTGACCCCTAATGAGAAACAGGACGCCAAACGGGAATGGGAGATCATCCAGGGCGAGAAACCGATCCTCACAGCCCAGGCCGATACGATCCAACTGAGCACCGCCGATTATCTGAACGTCTACAATGCCCTGAGCGCATACATCACGCCGCTGCTGGCGGATATGACGACGACCTCGACGATCACCGGGTCGGTTTTCAATGCGAGATTCAAAACGTACTACGATGCGAAGACGACGTTGCTGAAAAATATTCAGTACTATTCGTCCGGGCAGTTCCGGATCACTACGATCGACGCTACGGCGCTCGATCCGGATACTTATTATCCGGTAACATTCACTTTATACAATGCTACAGATTATAAAGCGACTTTTGATATCGGAACCGTATTAGGCACGAGCGGGAAGCCTCCCTGGGCCACTCATGCGCAGGGATTCTCATGCAATTGCGTCTGGGAGTCGAACGGGAACCGCTGGGGCACGATACCCGTCAAAAGGTATATCCATTCCTTTGCTTACAGCTTTGCAGGGAGTACGCCCGTCGGCAGCATCGGACAGGTGATAGAGGTATCGATGGAATACATATACGTTCGCGGCGGCGGCAGGTACAAGGTGCGTACATCCGGCGTCCCTTTCATTGAATTGCATCCTTCCGGTTATCATTGGACTTCCGGAAGTTCATCCGGCGATCTTCCCACCCGGACGTCGATAGAAACGCCGGTCGTGAATCTCGATGCAGCGCAAAAAACAGCCCAAGAGGCTAAAGATGCGGCGGCATCGTTGAACACCACCGTCGCCAGCATGAAAGACTTCACCGACGAAGCCTTTGCCGACGGGATTGTGGATCGCGCGGAAGCGGCATCCATCGAAAAGTATACCAATACGGTCAACGAGACGGGCTCCGCAGCCGATGCCGCCTATGGCAAGCTGTATAACAATCCCTATCTGGGAGGTTCGGCGAAAACGGATCTTGCCACAAAGAAGAGTGCGTTTGACGCAGCTAAAGTAAGTCTTCTGAATGCCATTTCAGCGGCGATTGCGGACGGCAAAGCATCAGAAGCCGAAGTAAGGAACGTGAATGCACAATACACGGAATTCAATGCTGCATACAAAGATTTCACGAGAGCCATAGAAGATGCAAATCAGGCTATTCAGAACGAATTGAAATCCTATTCCGATGCCGCCCAGGATGCTGCCGATGCCGCAGCCGCAAGAGTTGCGGAATTGGAATTTCTGAAATCGGCATTTTCGGATATGACTACGGAGATATCGGACGGTTTGTTGCTTACAGGGTTTGTCGGCGTCCGCGATTCCGCATCGAATATCGTTGCGGGATTATCGGGTATTAACCCGTATTCCGATCTATCCCGATACCCGATACTGTTCGGCGGCGCCACTTCTGCAAAAGCGGCCAACGACGCTAAGTTTCGGTTTTATTCGGATGGGTATTTTGTATTGGGAGGCGACCGGCTGGTATTCGAACCTACAAATTCTTCTCTTACTGTCAGAGGGACTATATATGCGAGCTCCGGAGAATTTCGGGGGAAGGTGTACGCTTCGGGCGGAGAGTTCACAGGGAAAGTGGTAGCAACTTCAGGCGAATTCACGGGGATAGTTCATGCTTCAGCAGGAGAATTTACAGGCACCATAACGGCGAGTTCCGGGAAAGTAGGCGATTTCGTTATCGACAGCGGAAACCTTCTTAATACAAAGAATAGCGGCAATATTAAGTTTACCTATGGGGAATCCTATGTTCAACTTGGGAATGAAAGTTCGTATAATAATAATTATGGCAATTTGACTATCAGTGCGAAAGCGTCGTCCGGGCTTGTCCGGGCTATAAGTGTAGGCGCATGGGGCGGTACTGATAATATTGCCATAGATATATGGAATGGAGACTTTCGCCTCAATGCCGACGCTAAAATACGAGGGATAGCAACATCGACCAAATATCTTTTTTCCGCAGGCAGCACATATCTAACAAGAGAGGACGATTATATAGAATACAACGGGTCGGGAACAACTCACATTTATCTGCCTTCGACTAACAACGATGGTAAAGTAATTTGGATTAAAAAATCGGGCTCTGGTAACGTAATAGTTCACGCTTATAATGCCACCCATTATATCCGAATGGGATCAGGCCCCGTGAAGGATGTTACGATCAATTGGAATAGCGAATGTAAGTTTACATTTATCAACTCTACAAAATTTTGGAATTACGCAAACTACAATAACTAAAATTATGAAGAACATCGATTTAACGAATCTGCGGGTTTATTTGGATTTTGCCAGGACGAAATCCGAAGTCAGGGATTACCGGGTATCTATTGCCGACGCAATCTATACGGGGTGTCCCGGCATGGAATATCACGCATTAGTACATAAAATTTACGATAACAAAGGGCCAATTCAGCTTTCGGATAGAGAGGCTGAACTCCTCCAAAAGGTGGCCGAGGCTTGCACTCCCGCCGTATATGATGCGATCATGGAGCAATTAAATTCTGAAGAATAACAAATCAAACGAGATCAGATGGAAACAGTATTGGCAATACTGGCTGCGGCTTTCGGCTCCGGATGGGCCATTCAAATAGCTTTCTATCGGTATGAAAAAAGAAAAAGAAAAGCAGAGGTCGAAAATGTCGAACTTGACTTAGATACAAAATACGATGAATTGCAAGAAAAACGGTTGGGTGAAGCTTATCAACATATCGATAGATTGCAAGGAGTTGTTAACTCCGAGCGCGATAAATGGATAAAACTGGCAAATGAAGTCGTATTGTTAAAGGAAGAGTTGTTGAATGAACGAGAGGCAAAAGAAATGGCTGAATTTGATCGGTGCACAGTATCTAATTGCGATAAACGCACCCCCCCGAGAAAGTCGGTAAGCATAGAAAACAAATAGTAACAAAACGGTATTTTACGATTAAAGATATGGCAGACATCAATAAACTGGCCCCCTTTATCCGGAAATGGGAAGGCGGCTTCGTGGACGACCCTTACGATCAGGGCGGCGCAACGAATATGGGTGTGACAATCGCTACATGGCGACAGATAGGTTATGACAAGGATGGCGACGGAGATATCGACGTAGACGACCTTAAAATGCTTACATGGGACGAAGTCGTCTCCCGTGTATTGAAACCGCACTATTGGGATCGGTGGAAAGCCGACGAGATCCGCAATCAATCGCTGGCTAACATCCTGGTCGATTGGGTCTGGGCATCGGGAGCCAACGGCATCAAGATTCCGCAACAGATACTCGGCGTTGCAGTGGACGGTATCGTAGGCCCTAAAACCATTGCCGCACTGAACGCCCGCGACCCCCGCGAACTGTTCGCTCAGATCAAACAGGCCCGGTTAAATTTCGTGGACAATATCGTTCGAAAGAAACCGTCTCAGAAGCGGTTTATCAACGGATGGAAATACCGCATTAACGAAATCAAGTTCGAGCCGTGAAAAAACTGGTAGTTATATTGGGAGTGCTTGCCGTATCGTGCTGCCGCCAGGCAATGCCGATCCGCTCGGAGTCAAAAGACAGTGTCCGGGTCGAGTATAAGACCGAATACGCGGAGAAGATACGGATCGATACGGTAAGGGTTCCTGTCCCCGCACAGTCGGCGCAAATACAGATCCGCGATAGTTCATCACACTTGGAAACGGACTTTGCAGAATCGGACGCACGGATCTGTACAGATGGAACATTGTACCATGACCTACGGAACAAGCCGCACACATATCCCGTTGCCGTTCCCGTCAAAGATGCCGAGAAAACAATAATTCGGGATAGTATTGTTTATCGTGACCGGTACAAAGAGATTCCCGTCCCGGCAGATTTGACGAAATGGCAAAAATTTTCGATATGGGCCGGACGGCTTGCTTTATTGGCATTAATCACATGGGTGGGATGGAAAATTTGGGGGTTAACAAGGAAGATACGGAATCGTTAAAAAATACCCTTTTTGAATCAAAAGGTACTGCATTTGATACCCACAAACAAGAACAGCGCTGATAACCAATGCATTTCGTACTGTATAAGGGA